GCTTTTGCCATCACTCTGAACATCGGGAAGATAGCCATCTTATCAAATACTGGCACATTCAATCCTAACTTAGTGAGTTCATGATTACCAAAGTATACCATCTTTAATGGTTTGATAAGAGTCTCTATAGCTTGTGCATATAATTTAGGATCTGACAACCATGATTCATCAGGACTTTCCAATAGATCAAACGCTCTTTCTACTTCTGGTGACCATTCTCCTACTGCTTGAACAATTCTCTTATACAATGCAGGTCTAATGTACACAGCAGCATCGGCTTGGTTTATCCTACCTCTACCGTTTTCATCAATACCATATGCAGCAATCTGTCTAGCTACTGAATCCTCTATAGATTTCTTTACTTTAGCATTAAGAGTTTTCATAGTGTTGTTAATATTCTCTTTACTAACCATATTAACCAGTCGTTTCTGGTCTATATTTGGGTTAGTTCTTTGAATATGTTTCATTACTTCAGCAGCAGTAAACATCTTTTTGTACTCGTCAAATTTGATGGATCCTACCTCATTGTCACTCATATGTAATACTGTGAACTTAGAGTTATTTCTAGGATCTCCGTCTCCCCAATAAGTTCTAAGGTTATCTCCAGTAGACAATACAGAACCAAGACGTTTAATTTTGTCTACAGATCTTTCTACTATTATCCATGGTTGTTTCTTATCGCGTTTCCATTTATAGTAAGCCGGATCTCCAACAAACGCTTTTTCTACTTCTATGATAGAAACCATCTAGTTAGCTACATGGTTTGCAATTAATGAATAAAGTGCAGCAGGCTTACTTCTCTTAGAAGAATCTCCATTAGGAAGTGAACGAGAACGTTCATGATAATCGTCTAGCATGTTAGATGGTATTAACAAGTTCTCATATTCACCATTGGCATACTTTTTGATTATACCTTTATCCACTAAGAAATCAAGTTCTTCCTATACCTTATCTTGTAGAGTTGCATTTATCATATCGAATAATGCTTCTCTATTACTAAACAAAGTATTTTTAAGTTGTTTAAGTCTGGTTGGCATTTGATTTTGATTATTATCATAATCAAATTTTGACCAAGCATAAATCATCTGGTTCAAAGGAATGTATTTATAGTTTCCATCTTCTCCTCTCATTCTGATGGAAGAAAAATATCTGAAATACCCTCCGTTACCCATATTATCCATCTTACCATTTTTTATCTTACCGTGGTAATTATCAATAGCAAGATTAGGGTTCTATTCTACTTGTGATTTATCTGCGTAATACTGTTCTATAGCATTAAATTCATCAAGGAAATAATCTGCAAATGTCTGTAGTGTATCGTCAGAATAATGATACATCTGATCATCAACATATTGAACCTGTATACCAGTATCTGTCTGTCTTTCGGTTAATCTAGATTTAGACAACATATCGTGAAACAGTTTAACTCCACTAATAGAATACCATGTCTTCTTATCTGCCATAGTAGGTAATAGTATTCTATCATTATGAGCAAGTACCATTTTAGATATATAGTCCTCTACTGGAGATATCTAAAAGTAATCTCTACTAGTTCTATTATCTTCGTTACGAACTGCAATAAAGGTACTTAAACTTAATTTAGATCCGTCTTCTAGTGCCTGCAACAGTATAGAGTGGCGATTATACACAGCCTTCCTAGTTTTTGATACTTCTGAAGGATCTGTATTAAACCATCTAATTCTATCAGACATATAATTATTCTAGGTTATTGGGTATACTGTAGTATTATTGGGACCAGTTACACTAAATTCAGAGGGATTTGGGTGAGATTTACCATGAGCAATAGCTAGTTTCTATATAAAACTGTCTTCTGTTACAGGGAACGGATTATTTAGCTTTAATAGTTTTGTTTCTCCTTTAGATAGTGCATCTAAATTACCTAATATCTGATTACGAATATTTCCTTTACTAGAGTCATTAAGCAAGGTGTACATTTTATCGAACCCTTCAATAGTAGGTAGTTTAGGATTTATTGACTTCATGCCGTATAATAAGTAGTCTATAGACTTAATATCTACGTCTATACCTATTCCGTTCAACCAGTTCACTAATTCCTCTTTTGCTGTAACACTAGCCTTGCGGATATCATCTTCTGTGAATGTAATGGCTTTAGGTCTCTTAGAAGTAAATGGAGCAGCTATTTCGTCTATCTTCTCTTTTATCAGCATAAAGTCGACATTCAAATCCTCAAGTTTGTCCTAGTCTATTTCAAACTTATTAGGATTACTCTTGTCTATCATACCGGACACATAGAATAGCTTACCCCATTGTCTAGGATATTTATTCTATAATCTAAGTAAAGAGGAATCTAGGATTCGCCATTTACCAGCTTTAGCTCTCATTGATGTTTTTACATCCAATACTAAATCCTCATCTTGTATTCTACTGTTTGCTTTTTCGAACGCTTCCTTAAATTCTATAGAAGTCATTTCGTTTTTAGCACTCTTAATAGTAGTAAGAATTTGAGTACAAGTGTTTTCATCTGGTTTATTATCTCCACTAATATAGTTATATAGAGATTTAAAGAAGGGATCGGCATTACCAAGTCTTAAACATCTAGATTCTAGATCTTCCCATCTTTCGATATCCCATAGGTTTTCCATTATCTTATTCCAAGACACATCAAAGGATTCAGTCATATTGAGTCCAAAGATAGGATCCACCACAGGCACTAGTTCCTTATTCTTGTCATATTCCATCTTAGGAATAGAGTAAAAGAATAACTTAGCGTTGAAAGACATATTGAGCTTCTTTGAAAATTCAAAAGCAACTCTATCGTATCTCTCATTATTATTCTGTCCTTCTGTATCACCATTTTTATCTACCTCTACTTCTTCAGCTTTGATATTCAAAGTAGATAGTTGCTCTGCCATTTCTTTTCTGAAGATATCCCAGTTATCAAGTACTTCTTCAATAAGTTGTTCATTTTCTTCAGGAGTAAGACCAGCCATCATATTTCCCTCTATAATAGACGGAATATAATCTAGATTCTCTGTTAACTTAGATATATCAGATGCTTGTCTAACATTAAACACAGACAACAACGTACTAGTAAGTGAGTCTAACACATTGTAGAATACATCCGGATTAATGATAGAAGGCATATTCTTCAATCTGTATTGAGGTACTCCCGGTATAGAGAAGAACGTACCATTGTCTGTAAATGCTTTATGGAATTCCTCCATGGATACAGAATTCAGTTCATATTGAGAATATCTTCCCTTATTTATACCTTTATATATAGTAGTATAGAGACTATCAGATATATTGAACATAGACTTAACAAAGTCTTTTATGGCTCTAAATAGCTTAATAGTCTAGTAACCAAGATTATACCACTTAGCATTCTGAACAATAGCCCAGCTACGGAAGTCTTCTGCCATAGCTTCCTCTACTTCATTTATAGAAGCATTCTTATATTCAGGATGATGTTTTACATAATCATCGTATACGATCTGTCTTTCTCTAGGAGAATGTACAAGTAGGTTTATATAATGCCAAGCTTCATGATACTGAATACCTTTCCCAGCACCTTGTCCAAGGATAATATTACCTATTCCGTTAGCAGCTAATCTAGTAACACCATATACTCTAGGACCATTGGAAGCGGCTCTCATTACTCCATTGAATACCATTACTTGATCTACAGATAAACCTAGTTTATCCATTAACCAAGATTTAGCTTCACGTAAGTCTTGAGATATTCTATTCACTTCATTTTCCTCAGTAGAATACATCCCAGTAACATAGAAAGTAGGTTCTAATCCAACTTCTTTGAATACCTTCTCTAACATAGATTTGATGAACATCTGAGGTTTACCATCCAAATCATATAAATATACGAAGTTTTCCTTAGATACCTTCTGACCAAGAGAAGCAGCGAATTGTTCGCGTTCCTCACTAGTCATATATCTAGCTACTTTAGGTGCACTAGCGTCAGGCTGTTTAAGAGATTTTACTAGCTCTTGAGCCTTAGCTCTTCTACTCTAACGATTCTCAGAAGTAGGTTTTACTCTAGGTTGTTCTTCTACCTTTTCCTCTACTGGTTTTTCAGGCTGTACTTCTGGTTCTTTTACTGGTTCTGGTTTAGTCTCAACAGGTTGTGCTACACTAATCGGTTCAGTAGATACTGATACTGGGGTCTGAGCTTCATTCACAGTTATGTCTTCTGCGTATATAAAACCGTCTCTAAAGGCATAGTCACCCATATCAGTTAACAATTTACCACTATTAACCACCCAAGCTATTGCCGGTGGAGCGACTTTGTCTTTTACTAGTTTGCCTTCTTTCTCTGAGATACCTAATTCAGCTAAAGTAAACTCAAGCTCTCCGGGATACAGCACTAGTTTTTCATCTCCCGGTTTAAGTACGCGAACTGCAAGATCTCTAAGTCTTTCTGGTAAAGATTGACTAAGAACATTCTTATCCATGTTCCAGTGGTAGTTCTACATCATATACCACAAGATAGCCTTCCTAGCTATTGGGTTAGTCTTTACTTCGCTTAATGGTACATCAGTTCTAAAGTATAGACCATTTCTATCACTTCTAGGACTAGCAAAGTAGAACAATTCTGTTTCAGGATCAAAGCCTAATTGCTTTTTAGCTAGGAACTGTACTTCTTCCTATTTCTTAGCTGATAGACGTGTTTTCTCGCCTTGATTAACTATCAACGGTAATACTCCATACGGATCACCATCTGTAATCAAATCAAGTACATATTCCATAAAGTTAGAATACTATCCATTAGGAGTAGGATTTCCAGCTTCATCGTGACTTCTCAACTTAATGTCAGAAGGTTTCTTAATACTTTCGTCTCTAAAGAATTTTTCGCTCAAGTATACTGGAACAGTATATCTACCTCTCGGAGTAGCAGAAGGCTTTGGAAATATAGCCATCTTACCGGCAAATCCTCCACTACTAGCTAATACTTCATCAGTACCTAACTGTTTAATAGCAAACGGATCCGCTTTATAACCTACTTGAATACCACCGACTCCATAACCAAATGTACATTCAGTCAATATTTTATTAGGATCCAAAGGAATCTGGAATGTTTTACATTCAGATAACTTTCTGAAGATAGGTTTATTACCATCTTTTTGGTTATTAAATGTACCATTAGATACATTTACTTGAGTAGGTACTACATGAGTAAGTCCTTCTTCTGGTAGTACGTATTTTCCATTCTTGTCCTTCTTACATTTCTATAAGTAGAAAGATACTATCTTTTCTTTTTGAGCAGCAAGAGTATTTAAGTCTTCGGCAGCTTTAGACTCTTTAGGTACACTACCTAGTCTGTGTTGATAGTCGATTGCAGCTTTAGCGTTGCTTCTATATGCCGCAGCATATATCTCTCCATTCTTGTCTATAATCATGTAGACAGCTGCATTTCTATATGTAGTTGGATCATTAGGATCAAAAGCAGCTTCATTTGAAGACATAGTGGGTCCCGGAACAAAGTATACCTTAGCATCAGATAAGAAATTAGGATCACCCATAGCCTCTCCTAACTCCTTTCCTGAGTGTATATTCTTTGCTCCTTTTACTTTGAACGGAAGATCCATAGGCTTAGTAGCATCTGGTCTATAGAACAATGTTCTTCCTACTAACCAACTATTCATTATGCTAGTAGAAGACGAAAGACCTGGTACTATACCCTTTTCCTTCTCCTGTTCATTAGCTTTTTCCGATAGAGTCTTAGTAGAGTCATCAGAGTACTGTTCAGCTAGGTTCTCTTTCTCAATCTGTTCTTTAGTAACCTCTTTACCATTCAAGAACATCCTACCTTGATTATCTATAAAGTAGTCCTCTGCATCAGGAAATGCTTTATTTGCTGATCTTTCTAGAGCTACAGGATCAATAAAAGGAAGTTCTTCTGGTTGATCTTCTATCATAGTAGCTTTTATAGCATCTGGAATCTCAGGTTCTGTTTGAGGATCTAAGAAAGGATTATCATCAGATGTTAAACCAAAGTCATCGTCAGGATCTCTAAAGTTAGATGCATCCATAAGATTCTCCATATCTATCTTATCTTGTGTATCATCTTTAGTATCTCTAGTTATCTCCTCTTCAGTTATATCATCAACAGTTCTCTCGTTTGAGACATCTTCCGCATCATCTGCTACAGTAACCAGATCACTTATATCCATTTCTTCTATGTCTCCAGTCTCTTCATCCTTAGCAGTTAATTTATCTTCTTCAGATTCAGTGTATACATCCTCCACCAGACTAGTTTCTTCTTCTCTCTACTTAACATCTAAATCAGTTGATGCTATCTGAGATCCAGAGTTATCTCCTTCTCCAGTTGGAGTAAAGTCAGGCTCTTCTTCTGATGTCGTCTGAGTATCTTGTGTATCCTCATTCTGAGCATCCTCTATTTCGCTTACTTCACTATAAGATCTGTCATTCTAAGTATATCTATCAAGATCTGCCTTAATAATATCATTAGCATACTTTCTAGCAGCATTTACAGACTCGTCTATAATATCATTTTGCTGTACATCTCTATTGTATCTAGCAATTATAGATCTATCGCTAGGAGTTTCTTGACCGTTGTCTTGTGCTTCCTTTGTATATCTATCACGTACTTCTTGTTGTTCTTGTTCTGATAACTGTGACCAGTTACGAATGTTGAAGTCAGCACGTCTGTTCATATCAGTTCTAAGTACCACTCCGTTCTAATATGCAGCACGTCTGTTTACAGCCTTACTAAGTAATCCAACAAGTATATTTTCATCTGCTATCAGTTGTTCTAGTTCTGGATCAGTATTGATTCCAAATATATCTTTAAGCTATTCGAACATCCGTATATCCTTCTTAACAGCATCTTTTAACTATTTCTGTTTACGATTAATATGATATACTACAGAAGCTATACTATCGTCACTAACATCCAAACCGTTTTTCTTTGCTTGAGAAATAAAGGATTGCATGTCTTTGAGCTGTTTCTTTAGCTTATTCAGAACATTAAGAGTAGTAAATGTATACTGAGCATCTTTTACTGTGCTAACTAGGTTTTCTTTAGCTCCCCATGCTTCTCTTTCTACCTAAAATAAATTATCCCAATACTCATCCACTGAGTTTCTAAACTCATCAGAACTATATATTTGATTTACTTTTTCAGTAAGTTTCTTGTTTGCTTCCTTAGCTTGAGAATTAAACACACGTTCTAAGTCATATGCTTTCATTGCATTCTTAGCAAACGTCTTATGCTCTTCACTACCTACTTTAATTCCTAACTGTTCTAAGTTCTCAGATACATTAGAATTATAGTATATACTCTCTAACTGTCTAGCTTTCTTAATATCTTCATCTATATCTTCTTGAGTAAGACCTTCTGGAGTAAATCTATCTCTAATATCTTGAAGATTCTGAATTACATCTTGAGTATAACCTTTCTTTACTGCATTATACCATCTGTCTACTTTAACATCTTCTTCTTTATTACTAATGTCATAAGCCGCCATATTACGCAATATCTTATTAGATTTCACATCTCTAATAAGTTGATGACCATCAGATATAGTAGTACCAGCGCCACCCATTAACAAACCGATAAGAGCACCAACTTTCATGTTCTGCTCTAGTTCTTTATCATTATTTAAAGCTTCATCAGGATGTAAACCCATCAGAGCCATATTGGCTTCTGCACCATATTGGAAGTTCTTAAAGAATGCATCCAGCAACGTCATCTTCTTGGGATCATACTTAGAACTTAATTCGTAATCTTTCTGAATTAAGTATTGTTGTCCTTCTTCTGTACCCTCTCCGAATGCTGTTACTCCAAGTTTAGTACCTAAACCTACTACAGTATTAAGTACATCTCTATACTTATTGGCTTTAAATACGTCTTTAGAAGCCATTCTGTATAGAGCTTTGTTTATTCTGTTATCTATAAACTTATCGGCTATGTTAGCAACCTTAGTAAGTCCAGTAGCTTTTGCTAATCCTTTACCTCCTTGTTTAAGCAACTATTTTGCTGATTTCACAGCAAGCTTACCTCCATAAGAGTATAAAGCCATATCCATGGCATCCCATACTCCTAAAGCCATGTTAGAAGTAAAGATATTATCCAGACCATTGTATGCACTAAGTTTGATATTCTCAAAATTAGGATCATCTGTTTTGATATTATACAAGAGCATATCTTCAAGAATCTACGGCATGGTCATTTCATCTGTATTAATCCCTCTAGCTTGTAGTTTCTCAATACCTTGGTCTAATATTCTATCTACATCCAGATTACCTGAATCCATTTGATTTACTATGTTATTCAAGTAAGCATCAAATACTTCGGCATTAGTTTCTTGAGTACGTTGATAATAACTGTTAGCTGCATTTAAACCAAACTCCCCAATAGCTAACAAAGCAGCTGAATAGGGATTTCCTTTCTTAGCAGCAGTTTTTGCAGCCATACTTACTAATCTACCAAGAGTAGCAGTTTCTACAGTAGAAGCAATTTCTCCTAAAGAAGAACCCAACTATGGTATTGCGTAAGGATAAGATTCTAGATCCCCCCAAGCAAATTCATTATTGTTTACTCTCTCTCTAAACTCTGGGGATATTTGATTAGGATCAAAGAACCAGCTACCTTCTTTTAATATACTTTGGCGGTCTTTAATCTTTTGTACTTTAAGTTCTTGAGATGTTATACTATCATCGTATACCTTCTGTAAACTGTTTATAATACCAGTTCTATCAGGATTATTCCATACACTTTTTTTAGGCTTAATATTTAATACAGCGTCCCCGTAACCAGCTTTAACATACTCTTCGTATGTTTCAGCTTTATTATCGAACATAGTAGATAGACTAAGCATAAGTCTATCCCATAATGGTACTTTCTTAGGATCTACTTGCAGCCCTATGGAAGTTGTTTTCTTTCCAGTAATACTGTTTGTTTCAAATCCATCGTAGTACAGAGGAGCTAACTTACTGTTACCTTTTATTAATAACTCATAAGTCTAAGCATTCTGATCCAAATACGTCTATAACTGGGTTGCTTCCTATGGATCACCTTCTCCTGTACTTTGTATCTGATTTAATTTTTGTAGTTTCTCTTCATAGTCTTTCAAGAACTCTATGCTTTGCATAGTACGTAGTTCTTTTCTGGCTAAATCACCTTCTAAGGATCTGATATTTGTTTCTACTGCTTTTTCTACAATAGACTACCCTATCTAACTATTGTATAGATCATAAGCTCCTTTTATAGCTATAAAAGGATTTGGAGCAAAAGGTGTTCCCCATGATCTGTTACTATCGTTTTTACTTTTTGTACTATCAGAATCATCATTCCTAGATATACTCCTAGTATATATATCCGCTAAATTAGAAGGTATATCATAATCATACTCCTATACCTACTATTTCCTCTCAGAAGTAGTAGGTATATTTTGCATGGTATCCATAGAACCATAAGTCATGGCGTTCATTTTGGGAGCGCCTACCATGAATTTGTTATCTTCCATATTATCTTAGATATCTGTTAGCTGAATCTTCCGCCTATAAATATTTTTCTTTAGTTCCAAGAGTTCTGACTTGTCGTTCGTAGTTGGCATTTCTGGTAATAGTAGCTTCATTATTACCTATCTATAGAGGATAGGCAGCATCAAACTCTACATACAGAGCGGAGTCATCCAATTTCTTTCTAGTTAACTTCTTAGTAGTTTCTCCTTTTAATACTTCTCCAGTTTCTGGATCATATTCTTGTTTGATCTCTATCTACTGTTTATTTATAATATCTCCCAAAGATACTACTTTACTACCGATTAACTTAGAGAAGTCTCCTTTACTAATTGACTAAAAACCGATATTTCTTAACTGATCTATAGGTATGTATACTTTACGTTTGTGGTATACTTCATTATTATCACTAAGTACTTGACCAGACCCTTTAACAATAACATCTCTAAATTGGTCGTTGTACCAAGCTTGTTGAATAGTAGCCATTGCTACAGATCTATCTTTCCATGCTTTCTTTTGTTTTTCGTCTGAAGCATTCTGCATATTACTCATTGTATAACCCAGGGCTCCGTTCTCATATCCAAGTAATCCAAACGTCATATCTGCACCGAGTGTCATACTAGCTGTACTATTGGTAAGCTTTGCATCTTTACCTAGAACTTCTCCACCACCTTCTACAAGTAGGCTAGTGTCTACTTCTTTAGATAGGGGTTGACTAATCATGTCTAATAGTTTCCTAGAAGCACTGTTTATTCCAGAAGATTTACTCAAGTTATTCCACGCTGTTTTGAGATTGTTACTCATATTCCTACTTGCTTTCTGATATACTTCAGAATTAGCTTGTCCACTAGCAACGGCTGATCTCTCTTCAGGAGTCAAACCTCCAAGAGTAGTTAAGTTATTTTGTACAGTAGTAGTAGCAAGTATTCTAGATAAGTCTGGTAATACTTGACTTGCTTCTGAAGCTCCAGCAGCCTTTGCCTTTAAACTATATCTCAACTGTTCTATGAAAGCAGGATCTACATCATACTTAGGTCTACGAGTTCTATCAATTTGTGATTGAGCTACCGCATTAATAAATTGAGATTTGGCAGCATTTGCATCACCGTTATTCATAGCTAAATACTCTTCAAAGTACTTTTGACCTTGTGGAGTATCAATTAAATCATTAAACTTAGCTGTAGCTACCGCCATAAGATCTTCCATATTATTACCAGTTACTACATATCTAGTGCCATTTACATAATCTGTACCTAAGAAACCAGGTTTCAGATCATTAAAGTAAGGAGTGCTAAGTTCATTCAGATTCATATAAGCTACCGGAGTAATATCATCAAATATTTTACCAGTACCTAGAGTATCGTAGTTAGCTATATCTGACTTGTCCCAGCTGTCTTTGAGTCTACCTTCTGCTTTCATCTTAGCTCTTATTTGTAAACCCATTCTCTAATAGTCTGCACTTTCTTTTAACTGAGACAGAGCAGCATAATCTACACTATTTATTAGTGATTGTAGTTGAGCTCTATTACTAGCATCCTTCATGTAATCAGGGTTAGACACCATTTGATTAATGGCATTCTGAAAGTCTTCTCTGCCAATAGTCATGTTATAATAGTTCTCTGTATCTACTCTGGAAGGTGATCTGAATTCTCCAAACTTCTGTAACTGTGTAGTAAATTGTTCTGCCGCTTGATCTACTGCTTGTTTTTGTGCCGCACCTATTCTGTATAATTCACCAAAATTGATAGGCACATAAGTATTAATAAACTAAGCCTATGCGGCTTGATCGTACATATTTGCTGCCATATTATCCTCTTCTAAATTGTTTCATTAAATTAATATAATCTCCAGATTTATAAGCGGCCTCTAAGAATGGAGCATACGCTTCTAGCATAGCAATATCTCTATTTCTTTGATTTCTCATAAGTTCCTTATTCTAGAAGTAATTGCTTAATTGTGATAATCCTGCTCTATTAATGTTTCTAGAAGAAGCTCTACTTCTAGCATTTTGATCTATGGATAAATTTCTAGAACCAACGAATTGTTGTCCAAGATTATTTAAAGTATTTGCATAATCACTCTTATATTGATTATCTATATTATTTTTCTGTGAATATAAATCTGATATAGCCTTGTCAGCAGCTATTTGACTCTATAGTCTATATGCTAAATTAGCTCCTGTGGTAGGATTATATTGGGAGGCATTATAATTTGATATAGCTCTATTTTCTCGTATAGCTCTCTTAGCTGGTGCAATATCAAATTTTCTACCAGACATTGTTCTTATAATATTATCAGCATACGGATTGTATACAGCTTCAAAATTTTCTGGACTTGCCATTAGATTTGAAAATATCGGAGCTATTTGTGATATGTTAGAAGTGATATCTCCTAAAATTTTTCTCCAATTATTTTTATCTTTAGGAGGGTTTTCGTTATTGTTAGCTTTTTTATTCTGATTATTTACTACTGTAGAAATTATAGGTTCATATGGTATAGCCTCATCTTCTACTCTAGATATTGTTTCGCTACTTAGATCTAGGTCATTGGTGATAGGTTCTATACTTCTAGCTACAACTTTGTTAATAGCAGGAGAAATTATAGGTTTCTTACTCGTAGAGGATAATTTTTTAGTATCCGGAATAGCTGTCGCCATGTTATAGGTAGTAGCTATAGGAGTGCTAACGGATATTCTTTTAGCAGTATTTTGTTGACTAGGAGTAATAGATGGAGTAGACGGCCAAACATTCTTTTTTAAGGAATTGTTTGAGAAATTTATATTATTAGCTTCAAACGTCGGTAAGTTGTTACCAAAAGAATAACCACTGACCAACTTATCTATGTTAATATTGGGTTGTATATCGTATATACTACCAATAGACTATCCTTTATATGGAATATAATTCCCAGTCTTGCTATCTCTTATATATTCTCTTCCGTTCCTAGTAATTATGTCACCGTCTGCTGCTGCCTATATACCATTCTTAACCTTAGATCTTTTATTCTTGGTTATCTCTTGAATAGTAAACAACTCGTCATGAATAGCCTAATCGTTCATTTCGTTAAGCATTACAGAATTCTCTGCATATTTATCTTTACCTTTTGTCTTCTGTTTAGACATCAATCTTTTACCCATTTGTGCAAATGTTTCTTTACTTCCTGGTACTTTTAATGTATCACTTAATACTCTACTACCTTCCGGTAAATTTACTAAATTACTATCTGTTGGTTTTCCTTCCTCTGGAACTTCTAGTATCTGTCCTTGAGGTGTGTTAATTAGTTCTCCATCGTCTACATATGCCATGCTAGAAGGAATCTAACCTCCAGACTCCATAGTATACACATTTTGATCATAATCTTCATCCCATTCCTATTGAGCTTGCGCTCCAATACTAGCTCCGATTCTATGTTGCCCTGCTAAAGTTTTAGCAGCTTCGTACCTACGTTTTAAACCCTTATTACCAATAGCTCCTAGTATACCTGTGCCCAGAGTAAGAGTAGGGTCTTCATAGAATCCACCACCTGATATTTTACCCTTCTTACCTACTAATCCTGTAGCCAATCCTGCAGCACCGCCTACAATAGCTCCAACTGGACCAGCAACTGATCCCATCTGAGCTCCAGTAGCAGCACCTCCTATTACATTTTGTATTGATTGTTGTACTGCTTCTCCTTTAGTAGTAGCTGTAGAAGGACCGGCTAACATACTGGCTATATTAGTCATACCTCCTATTATATCTGAACCTTTACCTAATATATCTGTAATATTTATATTATTAGTAGGAGTAGATGTATTTCCAGTAGGTCCAAGAGATGCTCTTTGAGCAGCATTAGGACCGTACTTAGAAAAATTAGGTACTCCTAATAACTGTTCTGTCATCTAACGTTGCCAATCTACTCCACCGTATTGGTATTTCTTAATACCTTTAATTTTTCTTTTACTTTTCATGATTATACTAATGAGTATCTATATGTTGTATTAATATTTGGAAGATTGAAATTATGTTGATTATCACAATTAATAGTATAATCACATATCAAATATTTGCCTCTTAACCTACCAGGCAGTGATAATTCATCTTCATGAATGTCTTCTCTACCTATAGCAAACCTATAAGTATCTTCTCTATAATCTATAGCATATCCTCCAGTTAGATAGTTTTCCTATATAGTACCAACCTAATTCTTAGTAGTAAACTTTGCATCTATTAACATGCTATTTATATCTCTGAACTAGCCACTGAAGAAAACATTATCAAATGTTTTAGTTACTAATGGATCTTTATTAACTACATACTGTAACTTAGACTACATAGTATTTAACGGAAAATCTGCATTTTCCATTATCTTATTATTGTATATATACAATAACTTATCAGAAAATCTGAGATGAGCTTTAGGATTAAACGTATAAAATGAAGTAAACCTCTAAGTATATTCATTAAATACTAGTACTGCATTATCGAAGCACATCTGTACTTCGTTAAATTTGTTATCATATATGCTAGTACGTACTTGAATATCTGGATTATTATTCAAGTAAGTCTATACATTTTTTTCTTTAGATAACTTATGTATCCTATCAGAAAAAGAACATATCTCATTCTTATCCGTATCATACCAATATAGAGAAGCATCTGATGCTACTATACTCTAATCGTTAGATATAGAAGATCCATTATTGGTAGATACATAATCGTATCTAGTAAGGATTCCTCCAGTACCTAAAGTAAGAGTACTAACATTATTGTCTGTAATCAAAGATCTATCATTTACAGATGCTATTCCTAATGCAGAATCTTGCCAGAAGAATAACTTATCTCCGAAAGCTTTCATATTAGTAACAGGTCCGTATTGGCTATCTACTTCCATATAATTGGCAGGTTTAAACTGAGCCCAACTATCTGTAATCTCATTAGCCGTTTTAGTCTCAGAATAAATTATTTTGTTTGGCAACCTTAAGTTAGCCATAGAAGTAGTAGAATCTGCCGCATACATCTGTGTACTAGGCTATAATGAGTATACATCGTTATATGCATAATACGGTTTAGTCTAATTAGAAAAACCTAAACTATGTATATAATTAGTTAAGTATGGATTAGGACAATTTCCTCTTTGTCTACTCATACTTTCACCATAAGCAAGATTTAGATTGATAGTAGTTTCTAACGGAATGTAGTCACTTAAACTCACTTTAGTTTGTCTACTATCATACTTTCCTCCTCCTTGCCCGTCTGCAATAGGTGAGCCAGTTCTATGATCTAATACTCCAAGATAGGTATCTCCCCCGAATACATAGTTAACATTACTATCTACTTCAGATATTAACTTATATGATGATGTGGATATATATGTAGAATTGCTTCTAGCATTATAATTATTACCTCCATAAGGAACAATTCTCCTTTTTATATTTACTACAGGGGTTGAGAAAGGAGTATGATTATAGAAATTTATCAAACTCTTAACCCCTTCTCCCACAGCTATCTTATCATCTACTGCAATAGAATGTTGTCTAGGAAAATAACCATCTAGTTCTACTACAGCACAACTTCCGAAGTAACACATTTTTGCGCTAAGCCAGTCAAACTATTCCTAGTTATTCCACATAACACCAAAATTTAAATAGGAACGTGACCCTATGCCTCTATAGTAAGCTTGAATATTACCTAATTCTCCATTAGGTATAATAGGAGTAGTGATGGCTCTATTAATATCAAATTGTATTCTATTTCCACCCTATAAATTCTGATAGTGAGTGATATACCTCTTTCCTATCATATTAACTACCATCTCGTCATCATCAGAACTATCCATATTAACCGCATTATAAAAGAATCCATCTTGTTTGAATATTGATCCTAAGAAACTTGGTTGAACGTAGGCAGTCTATGTGTTCATAGCATATGTCTGGTACGGAGTCTGAAAATACTTAACAAATCCTTCTAACTTTATATTTTGGTTGTTTAATACAGGTATAGTTCTAGTAGTGTTAGGCATTCTAGTGTCACACCAATGACACAAGTCTAGATAAGTATTGTCACCTAATTCAGATATAACTTCATCGCCTGTAAAATCTATTTCTGGAGTTATTAAACTGAATATATTTTTAACTATACGATCCTAATTTAAATAAAGTTCTCCGTCTCTATAAGTAGTAGGTGCATCATAAAAACTAACACCTCCGCATATAGACATGTTAGTATCTGTAACTCCAAGAGGTATTCTAGGTCTTGTGTCCATTTCACTTTTTAGCCATGTACCTGTAGTAGCATTAGGCCAAGGAAATGCAGTAGTATCAGACAGTATACCCTACATTAATACAGTTCTATCTTCTGCCGTTCTTTTGCATCTTACTATTTCGTATGCCACAGCTCCGTCCGGAAAATTCTTTATATTAAACTTAACCCCTATAGCCTTACCTATAAATTCCTATGTAATAGAATTAGTAAGATCTCCATTTACAAAATACATGTAAAAATACCAAGGAGATACTTCGAATGAATGCGGGAATTTGATATCTGCTATCCAATAAACAGGACTAGCGACATTCTTATTATTAAAAAATATTATACCAAATCTGTATATTTCGTCTCTCTAATATCCTTTATATTTTGAGTCTATATAAGGGTCACAATAATTAGGTATTCTTTGTTTTACTTCTGGATATTTTACTACAGTACTACTACCATCACTAACTTGATAGATTACCCTTCCTTCATCCTATTTTCTAGGTACACTCATGAAATTATAATCTAGAGTAGTATCTAACATTATGTCTGTAGTTATAAACTCATAATCTATATTTAAGCCTGTGCCGCCTAATACTAGTGACTATTCTGAAGAAGACTTAAATTTATATTTTGAAACAGTATTATCATTAAGCTTATAATCTGATAAGTTTAATGGACATATACAATCATGTTTTTTATCTATGGATGATAATACCTACTTTAAAGTACTATCTGTAGGAGTAACAGATATACTAGATCCTGAATCAGCTGCCTATAATATTAATTTGTTACTTCCAGTAAATCTATACGACCTAGCATCATACTCTTCTCCATTTATCATTGGTTTCCAAGTAGTTTCTCTGACATCTGCAGCAAACAATATATTATCTTTTTTTTCTAGAGTAGCTACAGTGAAATCACTACCGGTATTAGCATTAAATTCTTCTATAGTTACAGTATTCAACGTTTTATTACCTAAATCAGTATATGTTAAAGAATTACCGGAAGGTAAATCTATTTCGTCAATAACATCTATATTAGCTATTTCGGTATTATCTACGTATTGTATTCTTACTATTCTACACTTGTCAAATAATCCAGAAACTACATTAGATAAATCAATTACAATATTAGCACTTTTGCCAGTATTAACATCTTTATTTACTCCTTGATATTCTGCAGAATCGGTAGTAGTATTACTGGACGTTAAGTGTATAGTGTTGCTAGCAGGAGCATACCCGGTACTAGAACCTCTTTCATTATATAACTGATAAGTGTACTATACTTGTCCAGATAATAATGACCCGTTAGTTCCAAGACTAACTATTTTAGGAGCAACTAGCAATGTGCTTGGTATTATATCCAATGAATCCGGATTCTTTATATTACCTTCTTCATCTAATGCTGGATTAGCACCTTCAGAGTTTTGTACGTATCTATCACTCATTATATTTAGTGATCTAATACTACTCTCTCCATCTGTAAAATACATTTTAATAATAGAATCAGATTCATAGTTAGCAACTATTTTTACTCTGCTAAATCTATTATAGTTAAGCCTCCCTTTTAATACTAGTGTGTGCTGTATTAATCCTTCTTCGTAACCTTCTACTCTATATATTCTAGTTATACCATATGGATCTGCAGTAAGTATGATACCATATTGATTAATTATGGCTGTAGCTAATACTACCTCGTCACTGTCCATGAAATCACCACCTTGTATCAATCTAGTGCTTTGTATATTCTAAAGTACTCCACTAGTACCGTCTTTATTAGTAAGGATACGTACATTCTCTGCATACCTGTATTGTGATTCTGGTATAGCAGTAATATCAATATCCAAATTCATCCCTTCGATGAAACTATTTGTCTAGAAAGTATTACTCATAACATTTCCTTTTAGTAATTATTCTAGTTATATATCTATTGTTCTTCACCCAAATGTTCAAAAAAGCTATCGTGTTCTCCTAATTCTGGATATAAACGGTTCCACTAATTTTGAATACTGTGAAGTTCATCTGGACCAGGCATCATAGCTTCAGCATAAGCCTACTTTCTATAGAAATTCCAAGATCTTTTAATAGAATAATAAATTTCATTTGATAGTTGCCCCTTTATCCATTTTGCGTATAGTATTTTTGTACCTATATAATACATTAACGCTTCTTTATATGAAGGTAAATCAGGTATCATAGGCATACTATCTTCATCAGTAGGTATAGCGTGATAAGATATTTTAACCCAACCACACGGCACATTAACAGTAATGTAACCAGGTTTAGTAGAGTACTGTAGACTGGTATTAAAAGTAGCCGGATTACCTATTATCAGTCTTCCGTTATTACTAGGTACAGTATATTGATTTACTAAAGCATCTAAGGTTTGTTTAATATTCTTATCACTATTAAGTATCTCTAAAGCTTCCTTATCATCATCTAGATTGAAGATATTCTTAACCAATGGAATCAAGGCACTATCTTGTACTAGCATTTTGGGATTGCACCCACTACATTTCTTATATATACCAAAAGAGTTAGTAACCTTTCTCATTGGTAACCAACCACAGCCATTTTCAAAAGAGAATGCAACTTGTCCCAATCTATAAAGATCACAAGGCAGTTTAGCTTGATAATTCTCAACTATTAAATTAGTTGTTTTGTGTTCAAGCTATTGTACTGCACCTATTTTCTCCATACCTTCACCAATCCACTCTTTGATGTCTGTTATTTTAATTTCGTCTTCCTTTAAATCATAATCTGCTATAATTTTAGCAATTATTTCTTTAGATGTAGTTAATCTATCAATCATTGTAATACCTCCATTTAGAGCCATAAGCTGTTTTTCTTCTACCACGTAAACAATCAGATATGGCAGATTTATTGTTTATGTTTCCCGTATCTTTAGCAGCTTCAGTAATAGAACTGTATATTTTTTCTATTCCATCTTTATAAATTCTAACTATTTTAGTTCTTTTTGCATTGTCTTTTTTATAAGAAATATCTGTCTTATAATCATAAGACCATATAAATCCACCAATGCTTTTACATAATCCTGTGCAACATTTGTTTATTGTACCTGGAGTTACATTAAGATTTAATAACTTGACTGCTTGTTTCGAATTTAGAAAACACCCTATAAATTCTCCATCTTTATTATAACAATATACATTTTTACATCCTTTCCCTATTCTATTTTTTGTTGCTTTATCTACTATTTTGGGATCTCTTTTCTTTCCGTAATATAGATCATGCAATCTTTTCTTCGCTTGCTCCGGCATCTTATGCCCAGTGTTTGATGGATGACTTGCTATTTTACTTATGTTATACTCTGGATTTAAATCTAAATATTTTTGTTCTAAATACAATAAAGTATCTCTTACAGGAGAACATATTTCTAGTACGTTTACTTCAAAATTATATTCTCCATATTTATCATAAGCTCTTTGCAACGCGATGCTATGATGTTTCTACTTTCTTAGATGAGAACGATGCTGTATTAATCTATCATAAAAGTTATTAGTACTACCTATATAAGAATGACCGTTTAAGACATTCTTAATTTGGTATATTCCGGCTTGTTTTGGTATATCCTAAATATCACTTAATTTCCACGTAATCATGTTCTCTATTCTTAATTATTTGAGCTAATCTTCTTTTATTAGCTCTAGTTGCTACAAACTAATATCTTGTTTTATTAGTTAATAATGATTCCTTTTTAGACCACAAAAATCTGTACTTAAAATAATTGGAATGTTCATTAATAAAGTAAACGGCTTTACCTTGTATAGCACTCTCGTGATAGTCTATTCTAAGACTCTTATTGTCGAAGTTTTTAGGCTATCTCTTAACAATACTTAAGTATCCTAATCTACATGGTAATCTAAATTCTTTACTATGCTCCATTATTTCTTCTACTATAAATCTAAAGTAATCTTCAACTATCTGTCTATATACTTTGTAGTCAACATCGTATACAGTATCTCTTTCTATATTAGATAAGTAGAACTAATAAAAGTCCATTATAGTATATGATTTCTTATTCATTATTGCTATTGTTTATACATGTTCTACATATCGTCATTAGAGTTATTAGTAGTATCCGCAGGCATCTTGGGCATAATATTCAGCTCTTTACTGAATATAAGATCTTTTATAGTAGGAATCATGTGTGCAGGTGCTGGATACGGTTCGTCTGGATCAAAGCATTCATTAGCATCTGCAGGATTCTCTAGTATAACATCGGCCTCTATATATTCTAACTGATTGTTACCTCCTTCTACGTATATACGACTATCTTTTAAGTAAGCAATATAATCCTTACATGTATATTTTCTATACTTCTAAAGTTTCATTTTGGACTCACTACCTAACTATATCAGATTACCATACATATCCTTTACAGAAACTAGACCTGTTCTGAAGTGAAAGTCTATGAGTTTAGGTAACGTTATATCACTAACATATACAAAGTGACCTGGTATACACTCTTTCCTTTCTAAGTGTATACATCTAATAGTTTGAACATACATGGGATTAATATCTCTACCCTTATCTATGTCTTGCTTAATTAGTAAAGCTCGGTAATTGTTAATCCATTGCTCTATCTATATTCTACTTATGTGTTCTGATTCAGAAACAGAACTATTGCGCAATTCAAGTAAAATATCATCAATAATAGTATTCAATGTGTTTAATTTCATAATGCATTATTTATTAAATATATCTATAACGTATTTTAAGGACTTTTTAGACACTTTATATGTAAAGTAGTACAATTGACAAGATATAGTAATAGCGTTTAAATAAAAGGCTTAAAATAAAAAAGGCTAGTATTAACTAGCCTCATTCATTGCTTTTTGCATATTCTATGGTAACATCTATTTCATCTAAGGTGGAACCATGTTTCCTGCTTGCTTTATTAATCCTTTTAACTCTGCAACTTGTTCTTGTAATTCTTTTATTCTAGGGTCTTCTTGTTTTATGTTTTCTTCCTAGTAATCTAACTACTTGAGTATTGCATCGCACTTATTCATCTCTTCTTCATACTTAGCTAAAGCCTCCTTCTTTGCTTTGTATTCGTTATAATTATTTTTTACCATTGTTATTATCTGTTGTTTATCAGTTGCTATAGTTAAACCTACAGTTCCATCTGTTATAATGGATTTACCTTCTTCTACAGATAATTTTTTCTATTCGCCATCACACCCTATTGTTATGTCTACTAATTTCTTTCTATTCTAATTAGGCAAAGGGAACTGTTGAGGAGGAAGTGGTTCATCATAAACCTTGGACACATTCATCACAGTACCTTTATAGTAAGTAGTACTTTTTTTGAATGTCCCAGTTATTTCTAATACATGTATAGGATCTCCTATATTTAATTGTGCAAATGTTATCATAATAAGTATTTATTAAAGGGCTCCGTTAAGAGCCCTTTTGATTAAAAATTACGCAGTAGCAGTAGTAGGCAACACTATGTGGTTTACAGTCTGGAATATACCATTTGCTTTATTGTAATAAATTAAATATCTATTTCCAGTAGAAATTTCTTCTGTAACCATTTGATCACCTGAGCCATTTATAAGAGCTCTAGCCCCTGTTGAAGTAGTAGTCGTAGGACTTACTTGATTAGCTGTTCTAGTTGAGTCAATACTTACTAGAGAAGCTGCTGTTACTGTTGATGCAGGAGTATTTACTATATTAAGTAAAAACATTCCTTCACATGGCATTTGTCTCCATATTCTAGGACATATACCATAAGTAACAGTATTATTGGTAGTATCAGTAGTAACATATATTGTTCTTAATGATGGTATACCAAAGTTATCTATAGTTCTTACTCTACTTCTGTTGAACGGATAAGGATTAAAATTGAAAAACATATTTACCTCCTTTTCTTAGCATCCACAACCACATCCGCCAGAGTAACCATAACCATTATAACCATAGTCTGAGAAGCCACCGTTACATCCGTAAGGATTACATGTCAGATATGCAGGAACCGGACAAGGTCTAATTTGATTAACGATATTAGCTGTCTAAGCTTGCTGTGAAGCAGCTAACTGCAATGCAGCTTTATCTTCACGAAGGCTGTCGATCTTGTTCTGCATTTCACGCATTTCAAGTTGACAGAATCTGTCATTGATGATTTGGGTCTGAGCATCTATTTTAGCACCCAGTATATTGAACTGAGTATTAGCATTGTTTGTCAAAGTATTAGTTTGATTTACAATAGCTAACTGATTTTCATAACCCTGAGTAGTTATAGCATTACGAACATCGCAGCAGCAAGAAGCCAACTGAGATGCAAGGCTTGCATTACCGCTCTGGATAGCGTTGATTACTTGTGCACCTGTCAATTTAGTATCACAAGCGATCTGGCTAACACTAGTATTAATAGTGTTCAGTGCATTCTGTACTGCATTAGTATCACAATTCAAAGTATTAGACAAAGTAGCGATAGCTTCTTTGTTACCATTGATTGCTTGCATTAACAAGTTAGTATTAGCATCTGTGTTCAGCTGAGAAGCAAGCTGTGAAGCTTCACCGCTTCTGTTACCGAAGCCATTACCACCCCAACCGCCCCAAACAAAGAACAGTAAGATGATCCAGATCCACCAACAACCGTTGCCACCGAAACCTCCATTGTTATTCATCATAGCCATGAGAGCTGCAGGGTCCATACTTTTATTACCATTCTGCATTAATGCAGCTAGACCAGCGTCAAAACCACGGTCTTGAACAATAATTTTATCTTCTAATATAATTGATTTTATTTAGGATTGATTTAATTTGATTAATATCTAATGTAGCGCACAGAACGACCACGTTTGAATTCTTCTTCCATAGGAAAGGATTTCTCTCTTTCTCTCTCCTTCTCAAAGTCTCTTTCATCGTATTCTCTGTCGTATTCTCTACGTCTACCATATGAAGATCTACCCATTCTACGGTAGTTTCCATAACGTTCCTCTTCGTCATCATCTTCGTACTTGCTGTAATGTCTTTCATAAAGATCTTCTTCAGCGTTTCTAATCTTATCACACATGACATAAATATAGTAGAACCACATCTTACCTTCATCTATATCTTTGTCACAGATCCAAGCTTTAGCTAATTCTACGAAGAACTTCGTATTGTTAGTGCCGGTAATGTTAACAATGACACGATAGTAATCAGAGTATACCATATTCAATGCAACGTACCAATCATATTTGTTTATCTTTTCATCTAAACGAATACCATATTGATTAGCTAATGCTGTAGTTTCTTCTAATGACCAATGTTGACCTCTTGTTCCGTCTTCATTTTCCATTTTATTTACAGCTTTACGAGCATGTTCTTCATTGAAATGAGGACCGTGTTCAGCTTCATAAGCTTTTGTACGGATTATTCTATGCATATTATTATTGATTAATTTATGTTTATAATAATAGTTTATTTGATTTCTATTATTCTGGTATCAGTTACTTTGATAAGTTTATTGGAATTATCTATAGTAAATTTGCGAATTTTATCTTTTTTAAAGTCAAAGTGAAAGAACCTGGACAGCCACGATTTGTACTAATTACGATACACTTTTTTTTCTTCTATGAACAATGTCTAAGCATTCTTCAAATCTAATGTGACTGATAAGATTGAATCTTTTCTACTTACTATGATTGTCGTTAATTTATTGAGTTTTAACTTCTTACTAAAATCTGATTCTTTTGTTTGGATTACTGTTTTGATTGAATCCTTTACTTCTGTATTGATTACTTGAGCTTGTACCAGGTTCTTATCTTTAACTTTTAATTTCTTTTTGGTTTCATTAAGCTATTCAATTATACTGTCTTTACTACATTTTAACTAATCTATAGTAAGCTATAATGTTCTGTTAGCCTAATCTTTCTTGTCAAATAGAGATTCATAGTAACTAGTATTATTAACTAGCCTAGCTATCTCTGCATCCTTTTTTCTCAGTTGGTTGTACATAAAAAAAGCACTTACCGTTAGAATACATATGAAACTTATGGTAAGTGCTTTGAAATTTCCTTTCAACCAATTAACTACTGTGAGTATTGCTGTTATTATCATTATTGGTATTTTTTAAATCATTAATGTCAATATCTACTCCGAGATATTTCTCACCTTTAGATTTGATAACCTTTCCTAAAACTTTTTCTATTACTTTACAAATCTTGCAATCTGGATGTAAATCTTTCATAGATTCAAGCCAAGATATAAACTCTGTTCCACATATCATACCAGATATAAACTCTACAGTATGCAAATCTATAGAAGTAACTATACTAGTATCTATTACATGTGCTCCTGCTATCAACAGTACAGCCTCAAATAACTTATTTATAGTCTTCCATAATTTGTAGGACTCTATCTACTTATGACCATACTTACGAGAAACTTTATAACCAAGGATTACATCTACAATGATAAATAAACATACGCAAACAACAGTTACTGAAATTGGTGCAAAGTAGCTAGTGATTCCCGCTAGTATTCCAGCAGATATTTTTTGTGCACTGCTGAACATACTTTTTAATAGTGTCATAACCGGATCTCCTGTATTGTGAATCATAGCAAGTGTTTTGAAAAGTAAAACCCTAGCTGATAATTAGTCTGCCAGGGCTGATAATATTGTTTTGATATACTTATAAAACGTATATATTTATATATAGTTTCTTAGTTTAATTATTCTTTAATATATTCTAATAGCTCTTTATATTTAGACATTTTATTTAACAAGTTACGTCCATTACAGTATTTAATCCAACCTATATAGCTACATATTTTTTGCTTATATGTATCTTTATCTAGGTTCTATTTTTTATTTAACTTGTTTATCTTTTTGCAGAATCTCTTTTTTATACGCTTTCTTAATAACGTATGAGTATGAAATACTCTATATCCTACAAAATCTATACCTCTCGAATCTACCTTAAATATCTACCAATTATCCTTAAAGTTTAACTTTAATTTATTATTAAGATAATCCTGTATATTATAGAATAAATCTCGTAACTACTACTTATCTCCACCTAATATTACAATATCATCTGCATATCTAAAGTAGTATCTAACTTTCTTTTGTTCTTTAATCCAGTGATCTAAATAAGTAAGATATAAATTAGCAAAGAACTAGGATAAGTAATTACCAGTAGGTACTCCCTAAGCTGATTCTATTATTTCATCTAGCAGACTTAATAGTCTTTTGTCTTTTATTTTTTTCCTTATTATTGTTTTTAATATATCGTGATCTATAGAAGGATAGAACTTTCTGATATCTAACTTTAAACAGTATTGCGTATTTATTTCATCCTTTAAAGCAAATTTAACATCTTTTAAAGCTTTGTGTATACCGCGCTTTCTAATGCAACTATAAGTTCCTTTTACAAATGCAGATACCCATATAGGCTCCATTATATTCATAATTGCGTGATGTACAATTCTGTCAGGATAGTATGGTAGCTTAAATATTTCTCTTTCTTTTGGTTCATATATTTTGAAAACATAATATTCGGAAGTTTCATATTCCCCATTTATTAGTTTTCTCTGTAGATCTAAAAGTAACTTGTCTTTGTTCTTATCAAATAACATTACTTCAGGTCTATGTGATTTCTATCTTCTAGCTCTTTTATCAGCCTCATATAAGTTATCTAAACTTACTATTTTATCAAATAAATTATTGTATCTTTTCATCTGAAATCCTATTTCGAGTTTTCACAAAGTTACTAACACGAAGATTTTAATTAGTCATTTTTTACCTAGTGGTAAAGTCTCCTCTAACAGTTTTTTCATCTTATTATTCAGATATGTTTTGTTAAGGTTTCAGTGTACTGACATTGGCATTAGCATTGCTAAGTGTATTGTTAGAATTCAAATTGAGTAAACTGGAATTCGTACTATTACTAGTGTTACTGCTTAATGACAGAGGACAACTTTATCTATATTTAAATTACGGTATATAGATTAACCGAGTACCGACATTGGCAAGAGCATCGCTAAGCGTATAGTGAGAATTCAAACTGAGCAAACCGGACTTCGTACCATTACCAGCGTAACCGCCTACAAATAAGGTTCTATTTGAAGTGCTATTATTAGTATAGTTATAATCACACCAGTATGTAGTAGCACTTCCTTCATATGCCTCATCAATTGGTGAAAACAAATCAAATGATTCATTATAGATGAGTCTCTTCTTATAACCTTCATTAGTTACAGTACTACATTGTAAGTTATAATCTGAAATGTTAGTCGAACCAAATTTGCTTACATCGGTAGTAACATAAACATCATTTTTCGTAGAAGTTGCATTATAATGTATAAGCATGTCTATACAATTTTTCCATACATGACCAAATGGGTTTTCTATTCCTCTGTAAGTAGGAACCTTGTAGGTCTTCTGAGTAACAACCCCTTCTGCATCACTGCTATCAACAGTAACTGAAGTAATTCCTGTAAAATTACCATGTTCATCAGTACTACCACAGGGTATGAAATCATATTTATTTACTCCATTCACTTGTATACTACCGGTAGTAACACCATCTCCTAGACCTCCCTGATGATAACCTTCTGTGGTTAATTCAGCATTAAATGCTTTTTGAGAATTAGTACAAGCATATTCTACTAAATATAGTATAGTAAGTACCTTATGTGCATTATAAGTATATATATTCCAATTGGTACTACCGGCCTTATTAGCCCTAGCTCTTTGTTGCATTGTGGTTCTTGCAATATTAACCGAAGGAATAATATTATCACCTTTAATAGACTTATATACATCTTCAACATTAGATGCTTCGTATGCTGAAATATAGAACTTCTCTACGTGCTCTACTCCAGGTATCATGGGATCTGCAGGATACAAATTTAAATATACGGTATTGTCATCCTTCATACACTTATACCAAAACTCAGGTATTTCTACCATAGTATTTAAAGTCATATCTCTATCAGAACCATCTTCATATTTAGTTCTATCGTCTGCTTTAAGATATTTAACCACACCATCGGCAGTAAGTGTACATGATTTCATTTTAGATTGAATCGGTAATTCTTTATGCCAAGGCATATAACCAATTCTAGTCAAAGTAGTACTTTGAGGTTCTATAGGGAAACTAACCCCATAATAATTAGTAAATACGTTAGCGTTTCCTAAACGGACAGCTACAATATTTTTATCTCCAAGTTCCATAATTATTCGTAAATTAAGTATAATGTTTTAGAATTTTTATTAGGTAATGAGTTATATTCTGCTTGAGTCATAGTAACTATATTGTTAACAACCTCTGATGATATACAATTAGTTAAATCTACAGTTTTTGATAATTTATCCCATTCTGCTGGATCAGCATTAATGCATACGTAATTAGCCCCTGTATCGTCCACGTTGTATACATCTCCGACTACAGATACCTCAGGTAAAGAATCAAAGTCTGCTACAGTACCTTTCACTCTATATACAGATGCTACCTTAGCGTCTACCTATTCCTTATTATAGGTATCAGACTTATCTGCTTTGTTATCGATCTTCTCTTCTAGTTGTTCTATTACTTCTGTGTCTCCACTGATAGGAGCCCAACCAGAATTCTTATAAACTTTAATTACAGCACCTGTTGGATCTTCTTTTAGATCAATCCAGTAATTTACTTCCTTAGGATCTGGAGCTGTAACACTAGCTTTAAAATTTATGTTTTCTTTCATTGTATATGTTATTTACTTAAGTTTATGATTAACTTATCTGGATATCCAACAGTATAGTCATAATTGTTAATTTGTTCTTTACTGTTTAGTTTTTTAATGTTGGCTATATGTTGTTGAGTAGTATTATAACATTCAGATGCATATAACTCTATACTATCCATTATACTGTTAAATTGATTTAATGGTATGATAGTCTTATTATTATTGTACCATACAGTTATATCTGCTTCCCCGTTAGCTTTTTTGATATTGGCTAATTCTCTTATAGATAATCTCTCCGTTTTATTAAGCCAAATGGAAGTTCCATCAATAATTACTGAATTAATAATATCTGATTTGTCATACCGCTCTATATTCTATATAGTTATCTTCTTTACTTCGTCTATAGTAGCTACGTAATCTACAGCTACAGGATACCCACTTTCATTTTCAGATATTAATTTACCTTGAGATTGAGCAAATAATAATTCCTACCAATATTCTTCTGTTATTTCTACCGCTCCGTCTATCGGTTCACAATAAAAACCTTGTTTCCAGTATATTTTATTACTTATATTCTTCATATTATCTTTTCCATTTACCTATTGCTATATAACTTACAGGTTGTGTAGTATATGCTGCCGAAGTACTCATATCTGCTTCTGTCGCTCTATACGTGAAACTAGACGCGTAAACCTATGTAACTACTGCACTATACATATTACGATAAGTACTATTATTGGTTTTGAACGAAACCATCACAGTCCACGGAACACTATAAAAACCAATAGGAAACGTTACAGTTTTTAACTCCGAAGAAGCACTAGGCGTGTGTGTACCCCAACATATCTATAGTCCGTTTATAAATCTCTAATATCCATCAGTATTAAATCTACTGCTTTCGTTCCAATTTTTCATACTAACGACAGCCTGATCATTAGTAGTAAATCCGTCACCAGCGTAGTCTTCGACATTAAATACTTCAGATATACAATTTCCTTGATCGTCTATAATGGAAGCATATACCGCAACTCCATCAGACAAACCTCCGCTGTCTAAATCAGAGTTTGCTATAACCATTGGAAATGTACCGTAATCACCCTAAGGGTTACCATAATATAAGAATTGATACTCGTTTAAATCTCCATCATTATTTATTTTTTTTAGTATGGCAACATCTGCACTATTAAGAGTGACATAAGTACTTCTATCTGTCTTAAATAAATCATTAGTAGTAAATATTGCTACTTTACTATTAGCAGGATCACCTTGAGGTCCTTGTGGTCCAACATCACCTTTAGGTCCTTTATCACCTTTGTCCCCCTTCGGCCCAGTAGGACCAGTATCACCTTTATCTCCTTTCGGACCCTATTCTCCTTGCGCTCCTGTATGACCTTGAGGTATACCAAATCTGAATGTTCTGGCACTAGCCGTACCACCCATTGTTACTGTTGCTTCTGAAGTATATGGTAGAGTAACAGCAGATACTTCTGTAATAGTTGCAGCAGTACCGGCATCACCTTTAGGTCCTTGAGCTCCTGTATCTCCCTTGGGTCCAGTTGCACCTCTAGAAGGTTTACCAGTATTAGTATCCCCTAAATACCAGTTACCATTGGAACCAATAGTTGGTGTTATACCATTCTCACCTGGATCCCCTTTATCTCCCTTAGGCCCTGATGCAGATGCTGGTATGTTAATTGTTTTAGCTGCAGATCCATCCCAAGTTCCTGTTACAGCTCCAGTAAATGTCAATGCATATGGAGTTGGTAGTTTATCAGATGACGTAACTAATTTCTTCCACGAGTTCCAACCGCTATTGGATAACGAACTTCTAAAGTATAAATTGTCTACATTACCGTGTGATAAAGCTATTTGCAAAGAATTATTATTACTACTACCTGGCAATGATGCAGTATTATCAGTTATCTAAAGTATATTACCTTTTTCTCCTGTTATTGGTAACTGTCCAGTGTTGTCTCTATTATAATACCCAAAAAATGAACCGGTTACTTGATCTATGTTATTAGGAGCTAAAAACCTAGTGAAATCAAATACTGATTTAGTAACTCCAGAACCTGTTAATAACTAATTACCATCTGAACCAGATACTACATAACCGGTTGCCCATAATCTAGATGAAGAGTCTCTCTATGCTACAGAATTAGCAACAGAAGATGAAGAGAATGTAGGTTTATTAGTTAAATCATTATAGTTACCAGAGAATTCAATAATCTCAGACCATGCAGCATTTCTTCTACCATATTTTTTATTACCCTTTGGTGCTTCACCTACTTCTCCAGCTCCTGCTGTAATTTCAATGTTACCAGATCCAACTAAAGATTCCCCATTAACCGTCTTTATGTTAGTACCACTTATAAGTGTGTTTTGTTTCTATGAATCTAGTGCGTATATTTGACCTACTAGGTTATTCTCTACCTCTGTAGCTCTAGCAGTTTCTGCTTCTATTGATCCTATCAACTGCTAATTAGATTCTTCAAACTCTGATCTAACAGAATTAATAGCTGCAGCTACACCTATTAATTTTACTCCATTAGGGCCTACAGTTAAATATGAATCTGATGTAGAGTCTATAACTACATTAAATTTGTTAGATGCAGCAAGTTGTAACCCATCTCCAGCAGTATATACATCTACTAAATCCCCTATGTTTACTCTTACTACAGAATCTCCATCTTCTGCTACAAAAGTGAATACTAAACTAGTAGTATTCGCATCATATACAACTTCTTTAAGGAATCTATCTTTAGGTATACTAATTTCTCCAGCATTAACAGAATCTACCATTAATGTGTAATGCAAGCTATTCTACTAATCCTAGATCAGTTCTACTGATGCTACTTTACTATTTTGTAGATTAGTTATTAAAGTGTCTTGTGCGTCATTACGATTCTTCTCAGTAGTAATTTTATTAGTATTAGCATTTTCTGCATTAGTAGCTCTGGTAATTTCATCAGTAACCCTTTGTCCTAAAGCATTATCTGCGGCTTTGTATGCAGCCTCAACTTCATCTATTCTATCAGAAAGACCACTATCACTACCGATTGATTCTTTCAATTCTGTAATAGATTCTTTAACATAACTATCTAAGGAATATACAGAACCAATTATTTGATTCTCTGCAGTTTGTGCTCTACTTATTTCTGTATTAATAGCATCAGTATTCTTTGACTCAGCAGCTTTAGCTCTATCTGATTCATCTTTAATAGCTTTAGCATTAGTCTCTTCAGCCTATTTAGCTCTAGCTATTTCATTATTTATTTTTTCAAGATTATCTGCTTCTGCCTGCTGAGCTCTTGCTGTTTCTGCAGACACACTATTCTATATGTCTCTTTCTGCTTGAGTAGCTCTAGCAGTCTCTTCATCGAGTTCTGTTTTTAAGCTATTCGTACTCTGGTTAATATCAGATTGGTACTTCTATAAATCTTTGTCCCAAGTTTGATCGGTATTGACTATCTTAGGATCTGTAGTATCATTAACCAGGGTACCATATATTTTAATGTTTGCCATAATATATTTTATTCTTATCCAATTGTAAAATCAAACGTTCCAGCATTAAGCTACCCACTTGTACGATAACATTTGTATGTACCTTTGCTATCCACAGTTACTGAAATAGGATTTTCCATGGGAACTCCAAATCCAGAAGATGTTACTTTAGATATATTAAAATTAGATGGTACGCATAACCACACATAATCACCTTGATTTACATTCATAGAATATGTTCCATTTGGTGAACTCTTGATAGGCTACTTAGTAAAGCCTGTTATATCTGTAGAAGTTAAACTGGTTTTTGGAGAATGACCAAAAAACATAGGGTAGTATGCACGAACTGTTGCAGTAGCTGATTTTTGTACTTCATTACTTATTATATCTACTCTATAGACAACACTATCACTAGTAGTATCAAGATTATCTGTGATGCCATTAAGATTATCTATTGGAGTATTATGTATAACTACAGAATCTCTTTTAAGAGTTACACTCTATGGAATAAAAGGTTCATTGTTAAATAAGAATCTACCAGCCATTTTAATAGAAGTAGAAACTCCTTTTTCGATTATAGTGGGAGAAACTGAAAATCCTGAAATTACTGTAAATTGATTATACAGTACTTCCCATACTTCTTCGTGTCTACCATCTGCGATCTATCCATCTAGAACCTTAATATTATTTATTAAATCTTTAGAATTACTAAGATAATTAGTATCTGATAGATCTGGTAGATTTCCATCACCAGTAATACCTATAATTCTATTGGTATTTGATAATTGTGCTCTGGTTGCGTAAGTATTCTAAGCCTCTTCTTTAGTAAGATATGGAGACAAATCTATAGGGGCTTGATATTCTCCCATCAATTCCCAATGATTATCCACATATATGTACTCTTTCCATATATTACCTTCCTCTCCGTCTTCATCTAATACCAAATATATTTTAGTAGGATCAATATCTTCAGTAGGTAATTCAAGTACTACCTTATATAAAGTTAAGTCTACTATACAAGATATTACATTATCAGATATATTGATACCAGCACCGGCTACTAGCTTATCTTGTTTACCTTGTTTTAATGACTCTATATCTTGATCTACAATAGCTATTTGACCCTCAATAATCTTAACCTTCTCATCTACACGTTCTTCGTATGATTCTAATTGCTATTGTACATATTTTTTAATTTTCTCTTCAAATTCTGGCAGTGTACCTTCTAATACTCGAAGAGTTTCCCAATACCCTTCCGCATTCCAAGTTTTAATACTACCTCCTAGAGGATCAGTAGCCAGATCTACCCAATACATTACTTCATCTGGATTTGGCTAAATATCTGTTGCTCTAAAGTTTACAAACCTTACCATATTTTATTAATTTTCAATAGGAATACTCCATTCTTCTGTGCTTAGTAACTCTTTTAATTGTTCTCCACTTTTCCCATCGGATACCCATACACCTACTATGGATTGTTTAATACTAGAATCTAAACTAGGCTTACCTTCTATATTACCTATTTTCCATTCTCCTAATACTATGTTACCTTCTAATGTATATTGATTTATACGAACCCAAGATTCAGAAAATTCTGTAAAATCTATATTATCTGTGTTCTTAAACTGTTTTATCTTATGTATATCTCCGTTGGCAATTATCTTTACTTCTATTGTTCCGGAATACTTGGCAGGTTCAATGGTAACATCTTTCTATTCCACTAACTAACCATTCAGATTTGGAAATACGTAATAAGCCTGTGGATTAATAAATATAGGATTATATAAAATTGTTTTCATCTGTATCCACCTCTGTGTTACTTAATAGTAATAGTAATTTCTTCTCCGTTTTCTACTGCTTCTTGCATCTTAGCATATAATGCTTTAAATGTTACAGTACTTTCCGTTACTTTACCAACTACGTTATTTTTTCCTACCAATAAACATCCATCTGTATCCGCCTCTGTGTTACCTATATGAATTAAAATACCATTGAAACCAGGTACATCTAATAATCTAGGTAATTTCCCGTTACAGAATTTATATTGTTTATATTTACTAAATTTAGGAGACACAACATCTAAAGTAACTTTATATGTACCAGTAGGTATCGCAGTCTTACCATATACTTTAATCTTCTATATATCCTCTAGCGGAGTATCTTGTGTAAGTCCTCTATCTGTATCTTCAAGAACATTGCAGAATTTAACGCCATCTATATACATATTACTTATAGTATATGTACTTCTTTTAGCTATTCTTTCTGATATTATACGCATAACTTCAATGATAATATTATACCTACTTGGATTGCTTGACCAATAATACCACCTATCATAGTAGCTATCCAGTCTAACCAATCCCATTTACCACCGTGTTGTTTATCTTTAAACTCCATACCTGTAGCCAAACCGGCTACAAATAATATAGTGAACAGAGCACCTGGTAGTATTGCATACTTCAGGTGCTTCATTCTATTACTTTCTTTTAACCATTTAATTTGCATATCTTGTAGTTTTAGGTTGAGCATCATATACTATACTACCAAGTAAATCTGCAGCAAGATTCATTCCAAATTGTTTATCATCGTTATCAATTTCGTTTACTCTTACTATTACATATTGTAACATAGTATATATTGCTTCTAACAATTCCCTATCACTGTATTCACTCAGCTTGTTGGTCATTGTTTTCAGAATTTATAATTTTATCTAACATAGGTATTACAGATTCTTGAACTATGGCTAAGAAGCCGTTAGATACTACACCTTTTATAGAAATTGCAGCATCTTTGTCAAGTTCTACTTCACCATTGTCATAAATGTCCTTAGCTAGTTCTAATCCTTCTTTACTTATAGCAGATCTATAAAGAATTTTACCTAACTCTTTTGACATATCTATATTCTCTTCATTACCCTCAATATCTCTAATAACTATATTTTTAAAATCTATTTTCATAATTTACATATTTAGTTAATAATAATACTGAACGTTAATTTGAGCAACAGGTCCTGCAATAATTACAGTCTTTACAATTTATTATGTTACACACTTTAACTAACTTTAAAGGTATATCTTTATCTATCTGTCTATTAATTCCACAGATCATAGATTCTAGCATCTATCTATCTTGAACAAATTCTACTTTAGTAAGTAGAAACTATAACTCATTAGAGCATATAGCAGATACTACGTCTCTGTTATTATACTTTACAGAGTATAATAGTTTATTATTTACGTAATTATTTAGATCATTCATAATTATATTCGTCTCTAGAAATCAGACCCATTTTCAACCATCCAAGCAGGGCAATTAAATGGAACAACGGTACCACCAGACATTACATATCCAGAAGCCATGTTGGTGTATTTAAGCTATACAAACTTATTAGGAGTTAATGTTATTATACTTAAACTTAATGAACCGTTATATAGGAATTTACCTACTCCTCCAGGTAAATCACTCAGAGAGTTTTCAGTTACTATTCTCAGTGCGTAGTTGCCAGCACCAGTAGTAGAAGTATAAAATATATATATTGACATACCTTCATAAGCCTCATTAAAAGGTAACGATATGGTATAATCAGTAGCTCCAATATCATCTATTACCATTAGCTGTTTATTAGATGTAATATTAGGTCTATATACTGATGTGTTACCAGTTAACTATGAGTAGTATAACTTATCATATTCCTCAGCACTTCTCATTCTTATTACTCCTTTATTCATATCTACCTATCCAGTGACAGCATTTACCATGAAATTAGGAATAAATACACTACTTATATAAAATTCAAACGATACGCTTAAAGATCCAGTACCAAACTGTGCTATCTCTATAGATGTAGTATAGTCTCCTCCACTGCCAGCTTCACTAGCCGGTAAAGTATATTCTACTGTAGAACTAGTTATAGGTATTTGTATGTACTCTAGATTACCATTCTTAATATATTTATATTGTAATTGTACAGTTGCCGAAGGATAAGTTTTTACTCCTTTAACTTTTATTTTAAATTCAGGTGTCTATTTAGTAGTACTAACTATATTTGTATTAACTCCCCACATCATAGATACAACAGCATTACGTACAGTTACTTTATATGTCTCTATTGATACTTCATCTACCCAGTTGGAATCTGAGGGCATGGTGAAATGGTTAGTGAAATTAACTGTGTTATTAGTAAAATTCTAATAATCACTAGTAGCATTTCCTCCACCATCAACTCCTTCTTGGCTAAACATGTAATCTCCATTGAATATAAATTTACCCATGCTGCCACCATCCGCAATTAATATTTTAGTGAACAAGGCTTCGTATTTATCCATTAAGATCCATGTAGCATTACTGCCATTGGTGTTCCAATCTTGTTCTGGAGTCTTTCCAATGCTAGTACCTAACCAATTACCGTTTTTGTTCATCACATAGTACTCATCGTTAAAGAATACGTATGGCGCCTTTTCATCAGTACAGGTATATGTCTTACTATAACTATAAGTACCTACTGGATATATTATCCTACCTTTATTACCATCAGCTCCTACCCACTTAGTCCATTCATAGACTTCATAATCTGTACTTTCTACAGGACTGGTCTTATTATATGCTATACCAATATATTTAGTATATCTATTAGGTGCGTCATATATGTCAGCGTCAGAAGTAGGTTCGTTATCTGAATATTTTATCCAAGTGTATAATGTTGCTCCCGGTTCTCCGTCCTACCCTGTTTCACCACTTATTCTTACAGGAGTACTCCAACCAGATTCCAATGCATCATTAGGAGTTATAACAGCCATTATCATCCATAGCGTTTCTATACTCTCATCCACAGAAGGTACTGTAGTATTCCATCCTGCCGGATTACGGACCTGCTGAGGAGTACCAGGAGAATAACCTGTAGTCACAGCTTTGAATCTAAATTCAGTATACTTACCGTCTTGAGCTACTCCATCTTTACCATTTAATGGAACTACCTCTCCCCAAACATGAACACTATTGGTTTCTCCGTATACTAAACCTATACATTGCCACCATTGCCCCGTAGAAGAATCTGGAAAGTCAACCCAACCGTCTAATCCTCCGGGTTGAGGAACTCTAAAAGTAGGTTTATCTGGTTTAGTGTTTGACTACTTATATACGTAAGTCTTCCAATTTGGAACTGTTCCAGGTTGTCCGTCTTCACCATCCTTACCATCTCTAATTACGTATATAGTTTCTGTATCTACTGTCACTCTATTGCCTGATCTCTCATCGTATAAAGTAAATGTCACCTGAGCTGTAATAGAACTACTAGCTACTACACTACCTATTGAGTAGTTGGCCTCACCTCCATTATCTACTTTGTATGTGAACTTATATCCAGTTGGAGTAGTACTTAAAGTTTTAACAGTATCACCTTCTTTTAATTGAAGATCACACCAAACTGAGTTTACTTCATTGCTGTCATCTTTAAATCTATGAATAGCGTTTACTGAAGGTAATAAAGAATATACTTTTGCATTCTCTCCATCTGCACCTGGTCTTATCTTATTTATAGTGAATATTACATCTCTAATATATTGAGTACCGTCATTAGAAGCTTTGACATTTACAGGAATTCTTATAACATCCCCAGTAGTAGAAGATATGCTTGTTACTGTAATTACTCCTGTTGATGCATTTGCACTAGCAGTTATTCCTTCTACAGATCCTACAGCCAAACTATCTAGTACTAACTTAGTAGTACCATAATACATGCTTACTGTAGTAGTTAACGGTAATCCAGAAATTACATTACCTTTAGAATCACAAGCAACAGACTACATATCATTATCAAAGTCTGTTACTAATCCTCCTACACCATCAACACCATCCTTACCATCACTTATTTTGAACACAGTTTCTTTATCTACTAGAGTTTCTCCACTAGTAAGTAGGAATGTTACTTTTTTATCTATAGAAGTAACAGATAAATTCTAATCTATAGTATAGTTTTCTGCTAGGTCTTCGTCTATTACGTATTTAAATTGGAACCCGGTAGGAACAGAAGTGAGCATAGTAGTAACTTTTCCTTGGGTCTTCTTAATCCCACAGCTAATAAACTTAACATCAGCTACTCCTTTTTTGTCTACGTGCATAGCATCTACAGAAGGCACTAAAGAATATAATATTGCATCCTGACCATCTGCACCTGGTTTAATTTTATTAATAGTAAGATAAGTAGTTCTTTCTATTAACTCATTGTTCCATACGCACGAAGCATCAATAGGTATACGAATGTTAGCAGGAGCTGAAGGAGTTATAGTACTTACTGTTATTATACCAGTCTTTCTATCTGCTGTAGCTGTAATTCCATCTACTTGACGTACACTTAAAGAACTAAGATTCAGTTCGGTAGTACCATAATACATAGTCAATTTGGTAGTAACCGGCAATCCAGATATTACAGCCCCTAAATTATCTGTAGCTACCGATTGAACTTCATTGTCCAAGTCTAATACGATACTACCTAGTCCATCTAAACCATCTTTGCCGTATTTAGCCCATAGTGAAGGTCCTGTATAAGCTCTCCATCGTCCTCCTCTAAACTTTCTTTGACATACCCATTCATACTATAGTTCTTCAGTAACTCCTTGTGGGTTATCAGTCCAACCATCTCCTGGTATATATTCAATACCTTCGAAGTCTCCAGTTTCTTGATATGCGTCTGAATTAGTATTATTTGGAGTAGGATTATCAGGATCATTATTCGTAGCAGTTCTATAGAATATATATTGAACTCCATCTCCGTCCTATCCGTTCTCTCCCCACTTAGACCATAATGCTGGTGTACTAAATCCTCCCCATTTATTGTCTTTTTTACTTCTGGTACTAACCCATTCTGCTTTTAATATAGGTGTTACTCCCTTAGGATTATCTGTCCAATTAAGAGGAATAAAATCATCTACATCTTCTCCTACAGGAGTTTCAGGAGCGTCACCTACTCCTGAATCAGTTGTACGAGTATAAATAAATTCTACTGAATTACCATCAGTTCCAGCTGCACCGTCTTGCCCAGATATCTTTATAGGTTCTGACCATTCTCCTTGTATGTTAGGATTAGATGTAAACACTTTATTGGACATCCACACAGGTGGAGTTAATTCTTCGTCATTACTAGACCAACCTTCTGGATATACTATAATATTAGTGTCAGCATCCCATTCTCCTCCTACTGGTTTCTCTGGTTTTTCTACACTAGATTTATATGCGAACACCGTGTTATAAGTATCTCCAGGTTCTCCCTATCCAGGTTCACCTTGTGGCCCTTGTTCACCAGTTATTCTTATCGGACCCTACCATTCCTCGACTAACTCATTGTTCTCATCTATAAGAGCATTGATCATCCACATAAACTCACCTGGAGCTAATGTAGGTGGAGTATCTTCCCAACCAACAGGATTTCTACTAGTTTTATTTAATGCTGGTATTATATTTATGGATACACTCTTAGAATATTTGAAATCCATATAGGTATTAGTTTTACCGTCTTCAGCTGTACACTATACAGGGTCAGACCAAGTGGCTACAGTATTTGTACTACCATCTACTAAACCCATAGACATCCACCATTTACCTTCAGCGCTAGGACCATCAAACCAACCGTCAATACCAGATACTCCAGGAGTAGGGGTAACAAAAGTAGGTTTAGATGGCTGCAATTCTGCTTGCTTAAACACCCATGTATTCCAATTTGGTTTCACAGATTGCCCTGGTTTTCCATTTAATCCATCTTTACCAGGAGGCCCTTGTTCTCCTTGAGGACCTTGAAATCCTCTTTCTCCCCTTAAACCTTGCGCACCCTATGGACCTACAAATTTAGCCCACACGTAATCTAATGGATTATTACTTGGTTCTTCGGTTTCTTTATTGGAAGCAATACCAATATACTGTGAGTCTTCTTCCGGCTGATCTGTCATCTAGTCTCCATATTGGGAAGGAGAATATTTAATCCAAGTAAATTTGGTATACTCATTAGTAATATTAGGCGTAGAAAGATCTATCTTGTTATTATTTACTACTGCTATTAAGCTATCCTTAATTGAATCGTAGTATATCTATCCGTCTTTATAGGTACCTGTAACATTTCCTTCTATATGTTCTGCTACGTCAATGCCCTATGGTAATATCATAGTATCATTTAATACTACGTCACCGTTTACGAACTTACCTCCTTCGAATAACAATATACTATTGTTTGGTATAGTGATAGTTTTACCTTGTAAATCAAATTCGTATTGAATTACATATATAGTATCACTACTATCAAAATCAGTTTGTAGCAGTATATTTTTGTTATTAACTATTCTTTTTCGTAGAATTTTTCTACCTAATCCACTATATTTGCTAGGATTATACTCTTTATCAGCAAATTTAAGACTAAGATCATCATCTACTTTTATATCCTCACCATCAGCATATACTACACTTATAGGTTGCCAATATGATTCGTTAGTCAAACTTATATTACTTGGTACTTCTTTTATAGATATGAAAGACCTATATTGTTCGTCATAGACTAAACATAATCTATCATATTCTTTAGAAGAATCATGCTTACCGTCACAAGTAAGAGTAACTTTACCTAATAATTTTGTGTATTCCATTCTAAAAAATTAATTTTGTATCTGGTTTAATAAAGTCTTTAACATCTGGTTCATCAAAAGTAATCTAGTTATCTTTTGGATCAACTTCTACATTAGGATAACTAGCATAATCTGATATTACTACGATGTTACCCTAGAAGTCTAGAGCAACATATAAGAACTATTTTAATTCATTACATGTGCACATAATATTTTTATAATTTACATACTCCGTTAATACATTTATTACAAGGAGTGCTAGCTACATTACTGTCTATATTAACGTCTAATAACTTACTTAATTCTAAGTAAAACTGCAAAGCCTCTTTATTATGAGAAGTAGCAATAGCCTATTCTAGAAGCTGTCTTTTAAAGACTATTAACATTATAGTTTGCATTTGTCTATCATCTAAACAGGTGCTACAATAATTGTGTAATACTCTTATTTCAGCATTATAAAGTATATTAGGATTATAGTACACTCCATCTGCATAGTCATTTGCGTATCTCTCTGTAGTACAAAACATTTTAATGTACTTAATATTAGTATCAAACTTAGATATAATATCTGATGTAGCAGATATCTCATATGCATACTATGTAGTTACTTCCTTCTCTTCTCCATCTCTTACGATTTCTTTCAGAGTGAACTCACAATTAGTGTAATTCAATACATAATCATGATTATCTGGACTATCACAGTAAATATTAGCGATATTTAAACATTCGTCAACATATAGAACTATGTCATTAGTATTTACTATAGATATAGTGCTATATACTTCAAAAGTCATAGTATCGTTTTTAAAGTTTACATTAACTATTTTATTCATAATCATAAAATAAAAAAAGTGGAGTGGGAAGGAATAATCCAACCCGCCCCACTTCGTTATTACAGTAATTTATTATTAGGCTGCTTTACCAGAAATAAATGCTTCGATACCTTTAGCAACGATAGAATTAGCAAAACCACCTGAATGCTTAACATACAATTCAGTAGTAAGCGGAGTAGTTTTGGTATATTGGTTATCATTACTCAAGTACAGATTATCATTTTCGATAGTAATGTAATCGTAAGCAGCACCTTCTTCTACCATTCTAGCCTGTTCTACTTCGGGATATGCACCAGTAAATACATGACCTTGGTAACCCATGAAGCGTACTTCAGCATCACGTACTTGTTTCCAGTAACCTTTACCAGGATTACCAGGAGTTTTAACAATCGTAGCACCAGGAATAGCATCAGGCTGGTTACTCAAAATAGCACCAGGAATAGTAACATACAAACTAGCTTCCATATCTACTACAGAATATTCATTCAATGAATATACACCGTTATTGTCATCTTTTTCCATTGCAGTTAAAGTAATAACTGCAGCAGATGCAGACGCATTAACTCTACGGTTAACATGTTTATTAATCTTTTTAACGATAGCAGCAGCTAAGTCAGCAGCAGTAGTGTTAGCAGCAAATACTTCATAAGTATGTGTAAACTGACCCGGAGCTTCATACATGTCTTTATATACTATTCTCAGTACATATCTGTGACCTGCAATGATAGTAGCATCGGTAAGAGTAATAACAATTTTATCTTGAACAGGAACTACATATTCGCCAATTACAGCAGATGGTTTAGAAGCCTTCTGGATTTCATTACCGAATTTAATATTAGCTTTCTGTGCAACTGCGCCATTCGGCATAGTTACATTGATCTTGTTCTGAGCTACACCTACATACAAAGAAGTAGCGTTTACTGCATCAGCAGCTGTTTTAATGATATCTCTATTCTGATCAAACAGAGCAACATCACCAGCAGTAAGTGTATCCGCAGTAGTATAAGCTGACGGAAGAGTTTTACCGATTAAAACGGTATTTACGTGTTGAATCATTTTAAAATTTATTTTTAGTTTAACATAAATGCGCGCTCATGTAAACTTAGTTCATGTTCTACTTTCCTTATTTCAGATTTCCACGTTCATGAACGCATTATTGTTCATCAGATTTCTCTGATCTTTGTGTTGAAGCAGCTTGTGCTATATACATATTTACAGCCGCATCTACAATTTCCTAATGAGTATGTTCAGGTAATTCTGTGTACTCTTTGGTTAAATTCTAACCTATATTTTTTGCAGACCTTAGAAAAGTGAGGGTATATTTGTGAATAGCATAATTACCGTCAGTATACAATACAATATTGTTTTCTGTTTGCAATCTAACTGGTCTGGCCTAATTATGATGTAAGTGATATTCCGAAAGACTGTTTTCCAGTATTCGATCTACCGTTTCAATAGTGGCTTCAATGACATCTCTAGTTTTAGTTACTAAGTTAGGACATTTATTGTCAAGTATTTTAATCTAAACTTCTTCTCCTAAACTGAATAAATAGTTATTGGGATATTGTACTATCCATTTGTTATCCTGTACTTTAAAGTCTAAAGAATTATACGTATTTGTCTATACTAATGTACGTAACTTATCAGATAATTCTTGATTCTATTGGAATACTCTATATACCTGTTTTACGTATTCATCTTTAGCTTTATTGAGGTAGAAAAATATAGTATCTGAAGGTAACTTTATCTTTAAGTTATAACCAGGAACTATAGTACTCAACTACCTTTCAAATGCTATTTGCAATTCTCTTTCTGTCATAATTATTCAGATAATTGGTTTAACTATAATTTACTAGAGGTTCTTTGAGATTCAATATTTTCTAATGCTAACACTACAGCTCTATTTATTACTTCTGACATTACATCATCCGGTAAATCTAATTCACCGTCTAGATTAGTATAGTCAAATTGAGTAGGTTTCTTTATGTAAGTAATATTTACTGCATATTTATTGTTAGAGGGAGCATAAGCTGTCTGCTGCATTAATATTGGATCAACGTACAGTAACATTTTATTATCTTCCAATACTACTACTGGTACTTCTACCCAAGGTATATTATTATAAGTCTGTTTGAATAACAGTGCAGTATTATGATCAACAATCATGCAGTTGGCAAAATTATTGCCATACTTTAGCGTTACCGCCCATATCGTTACTCTATTTCCATCAGCATGTACATTATCTAATACAAATTCATTATATACATTCTTCTGCATTATTATATTTTCATCTGTACGTATGAGCTTATCTAATTCAGATATTCTCTGTAATGATCCTTCAAAACCTAACTTTAGTACGTTGTTGCCGCTTATTTTGTTGCTTATTACATCGTCCTAAGCCTAATTAAGAAATAAATCTATCTCCTAAGGTAGGAATGCAGGAGCTCCCCCAAAGGCAACTCCCTAAGCATTCTTATCTAGGATAACTTTAAACTAAATATGTGCAGTACGGTTATTCATTATTTAGACTTAATTTCATTTAAGATTGCCATCTTAATATCATTATTCTTCTTGTCTTTTAAATAAGCTATTACGTCTTCCAAACCATTACCAATCAGATCTGTACCAAAGTAATATTGAGCCCTATTCTTTCTAATGATATTCTTTGCAATAGCTTCTTCAATTACAAAGTTTATTTCTTTGTTTGGGTTTTCTACCCATTTAAGTATATAAGATTTAGGATCTTTTTCAATCTGTTCTGTCAATTTAGCTTCAATAAGCTCATTAGACATGTTTTCAGATCTAATTCCATAAAGTCTTAAACACTTACGCATATCTTCAATAGACATCTTATCCATTTCTCTGTATGCTTCACGTTTGATCTTGTTGATCTTATTAGCTTCTTCAGCTTCACTGTTCTTATTAATAATAACATAATCAGTAGCAGGTGTTATTTTGTTCAACCCATTTGCTACTCTCTTATGTCCTTTAAGGAACAGATATTTTAGTTCATCTTCAGGTTTATCAGTATCGAGTAATACGTCCTTTTTGCCAATTTTAATGGCAAAAGTATCCCAATAGTTACTATTAGGTGCCAAATGACCTTCTGCAAAACCTAATTCTTTTTCTAATCTAGCTGCATCTTCTGCAGTTAAACCGGTATATAAATTACCAGATCTAGTCCAGTATGAGCTTACATAATCATAACATGTAGGCCATTTTGTAATCCCTGTCCAAGGATTTGATTTAATTATTCTAACGATTATTTCCATAATATTAAATATTAGATTATCAAGTTAGTATTTATCTGTCTTTTCTATTTTCCATAGAAATTTAATTCTATGATCTTTCAAATTCTTAGGAGGATTCTTTAGCTGCTTTCTAATGGTGTCTCTATTTAAATTCAGTGCTTTGCACGCTTCTATTATAGAATCATATTCAGCAATAAATTCTCCTTGTTTACTATACTGATATACTTTTTGTTTACATTGCTCTTGTAGTTTAGATAGATGCTCTCTTTGTTTATCTGAACATTTTCCTTTTCTAGATTCAGACATCTTTGCTTTAGTTTCTTCAGATAACTTACGACCTAATGCTTTTTGTCTTATCTTATCTTTGGTTTCCTCAGATAATTTTTTACCAAAAGTTCCATCTCCACCTTCTGTAAGGTTATAACCAATAGTTCTATCTGTAGAATTGTACTGTTTTATCCAGTATTTTTCTTTTTCTTTTAATTCATCATATGTATCTGCAAAATCTATTATTTCTAATGTGAAATTTTCTTCACCATATTTTGCCATTGAACGATGAATGGGAGAAGGTTCTCCGATGCGAGATTCATACCAATGATGGCGATATCTCGCACCAGAACCTTGATTGGTTATACCAATATAAACTTTATTAGTTACCTTATTAGTTATTTTATATACTTCGTTACTTTTCATATAATAATATTTTTTATATCAGTAACGATATATTATTAATAAGGTTTCAATATTAGTTCAAGAATTTTATTAGTCTTGTGCGTCCATGATCAATTCTCCGCACGCACGTGGATCCCTTAACATTATTCCCATTTCTCCAAGGAAGAATACAGTATAACCATCCTTACCATTAGATCTCAGAGTATTCTTAGAATTTGCATAACCAGACGGAGCAACTGCACCACCAGTATACCAAGTAACAAACTCGCGATCTTTACGAACTACTTTTACGATGTTAGCCTCACCATCACGTCTACCAAGATCTAAGAATGTCATACGATATGATTCTAGAGGTTTCAACGTAACAGGATGTAATTGACGATTATAAGTAACATCATCATACAACGGGAAGTACTTCAGAGTCAATTCAATACCATTAGTCATTTTGTAAGTCTTAAACTGACCACCGAAAGTAAGATTATCGCCAGAACCTGTAACAAATACCGTGTCAATAAGATTCATGTTAACCATCTTTTCTTTCAGAATTCTATCAAATTCTCTCATACCCATCTCACCGGTCAATGCAACAAACTTACGTTCATTAGTACCAAGTACATTATATGACAGATCAAATAAGAAGTCTTCTAACAATTCTGCAGTAAGTCTAGTATAGTAACGTTTGTTAGACGGAGCAATCTGTTCCAACAAACCAGCACCCATAAATACAGGACGCCCGTTAGTACCTTTCAGATTACAAGTACCATCTTTGTTTACATTGTTCTTCATGTAAACCAACATTCTTTCACATCTCTTATACCACTCTCTCATAGCAACCCATTCTTGGTAGTCTGCCCACAGATAAGATTTCTTACCTGTCTTAGGATCCTGCAATGCAATAGCCATTACTGTAGAATAAGCTGAACCAGTAATATCATAATTGATACGAATTGTAGTTAAATAATTACGCATCTTAAATGCAGTATTATAGTTCAGGATATCACCTTCTTCACTATATTCTTCTACAGCAGAAGCTAGACGTGACACTTGGCAACCAGGTTTCAGGTATTCAGCAGGAATATAAGAAGTAGGCTGGCCGTCTGCAATATAACAGGTATAAACCCACAGATTACCATCTTGGTAAGGAGCACCTGCGACACGTACCTGGAAATCTTTGTTATCAAATTCCAATACAGCAGTAGGTCCGAACCAATTATCTTCTAACCACAACATGATTGGAGTATTACCCAAACCAGCTGTAGTTGTATTTGTGATGGTTGTGCCATTCCATTTAGCATCTCTAATTGTTACTGCTCTGTCAGCGTCAATCATTACATTCCACTCCCAACTAGGCTGATCAATGGTCATCACATTACCAAGACCACCAGTGAGCATATCCAAAGAAGTGTTGTAACCATTATCTTTAGTACCAAATACATAAGACAATACGGTAGCAACCTGATACGGATTCTATTGTGAAGCTGCTGAAATTTTAGCAGTATCAATCAGATCACTGAACCACTTGCCTTTGTACAAAACCAAATTGTTTAATATATTGTTATCCATATATTTTAGTTATTATTTTTAAATTTCCAAATAAAATTTTTTACTGTTTTATATCGTCCACTACATGCTCTAAGAATGTCTCTAGCATAAAACTATTTTAATCCTAAAGAGTATGCCGCTTCAGTAGCACTATCGTGTTCTCTTATGAATACTCCGTCAAGTGTAAATTGTAATACTGGAATACGTCTACTTAAAGTTTTCCTATATTTTCCAGTGCCATAATTAACATTATACTTAGCATCACACCATTCTAGATTATCTACACAGTTATTTAATTTGTCTTCATCTTTATGATTAACCTAATCATAATTATTTGGATTATTTAAAAACATCTATGCAACCAATCTGTGTATTCTATAACTTCTTTTTACTTTATCTTTATATAAGACTACAAAGTAATAACCTCCTCCTTCTATAGCTGGAACTAAAATTTTTTCTTTATACGTTACCTACCTACCATTTGGAAATCTTCTAGAAGGTGAATGAAACACAGTATGCTATAGAGACTTTACTCTACCAAGACTACTAATCTAGTAATCAGGATATCCTGGAATATCTTTCCAGACTTCTTTCTCTTTCATGAACTAATTTAATTAGTTATTATTAATCTACACGTAATTGTCGTGCAAAGGAACTCCATAAAGTAGTATCTTCATTAGAGATTTCCTGTTTTTTAGTCTTCCTACTTACTCCTGTTTTACTTAAACTGTTTTTGAATTTACTAATAGCATTATTAGAACCTTCACTTTTAGCAGCTTTTAACAATGTGTCTCCCTTCATAGTAAAGTAAGCAGACTCAAGTAAGTTCTTTACGCTCTTAGACCAATCTTTTTGAAATCTGGTCATACCGTCAGCGTCAGGTTTAAATATATACTCTAGTAATACCTTTTTATCTTTTTCAGGTATCTTAATACCGCGTATATTATCCATGCCTTTTATTTCGTTGACAACGTTCTAAAAGTATTCCTGTTGACGCTTCTGAGCTGCCTTAGCTTGGTTTTCTTGATCTTTCAATAGCTGTTGTTTCTTTTGTTCTCTTATCTCTTTCAAGGCTTCCAAGGCATCCTCAGCTTCATCTTCAAGTAAACCTGCATCCTCGTACTTAGTCAATTTTTTCTCTATTTGTTTGCTATTAAAACCTTTTTCCTTCAAGAATTCTTTTAATACAAGTTTTTGATTTGTTTCGTCTTCTTCAATACTAATTTCTTCAAGATCAAGTTCGCCATCAATTTCGAAATAGTCTCTAAGATTACCACCATTCTTAACAAAATTATCCAGTGCCTCTACTTCTTCACTAGCATATTGAGGTACTGAATTCTCTTCAATTACTGATTGAAAATAGTCAACGAGCTCCTCAGGAGTAGAAGGAACTTCCTCTTCTTCATCGAGATCCCAGCCCATTTTTTCTGCCATTACTCCAAAGAATGCACTTACTGCATTAGTGTCATCATCAGTTTCTTCAGTCTTTGTACTTCCTTCGTCTTCTCTAGTTGAATAATCATCTTCTTCAACTTCTTTATCCTTTCCGGTTTTCTTTTTAATAGGCGTGTCCTACTCTTCATCCTCTTTAGTCGAATTATCATCTTTCTTGTCCTTTTTAGGATTACGCAATCCTTCCAGTTCTTCGTCAGTTAACTCTTCTGTTATAGCATCTTCATCTACCTTAGTATCATCTACCTCAGCATCTTCGCCAGGTTGCTTGATTTCTGTTTTAGTAAATACATTAGCTCCTGGCATGAAATCTTCAAATATTTCAAAACCGTTTAATGTTTCTTTTTCCATAATTATATATAATTAGATTTATTTTTTCTTTCTTCCTTTGTGTTTCCATTTCTTAGCGTTCTAAGCAAAGATAGCTCTCTTACGAGTCAATGGGTTCTTGCTATGCGTAAGTTCTTCAGTACTTTTACCAGTACGTTTCTTTAATGAATTAAACTTACCTCTATTCTTTTTCTTGATATGTATGCCACCATCCTTATACTTAGGAATTGGATATTCTGGCATTATCAGCGCCATGTCTATTTGATATGAATTATCCATTATACTATAGTATTATTATCATTATTATTTACTATAGGAATCATCTAAAAGTCCTTATTGAATAACTTAGGGCTTCTATAAAGATTGAAGATTGCTTTAATGTTGTTAAAGCTTTCTCTAGGAGCATCAATTATCTCCTTCTTCAAATTCTTATAGCTACCTGTGTAGTTTCCTCTATTTAGCTTACCTTTCTGATCTAAGTAATTCCTAAACTGATTCATGTAACTCTTGATTTCAGTGCCCTGCAATATATTATTATACATATCTCTGGTCATATTAGGATACATAGTTTTAGCCTAATTGAATGGGACAAATTTGCTCTTATCTCCAAGTTTTCTTAAGAACTCATTATTCATACCAGTTGCACCATCTACCAAGTGACCCATTTCATGAAGCACTACACTATTTGGAATATCTTCTGGTACTTTGATCATGTCTCTATTGAAATATATTGTATTTCCTTCTGAAGGAGTAACTTGTGCTCCAATAGTGGGTCTTTCCATCTTTTTATACTTCGGTTCAGGAAGTTGGAAATACTCATCAATATCAACATATTTCTCTAACATGCTATCATATACCTTCAGATAATCTGTACCATACTGTTGATCCACAGCTTTTGCTCTTTCTCTAGCATATGGTTCCTGCATTAAATCGTATGTTCTATTACGTTGATCATTTATCTCTTCAACCAGGCTTAGTGGCATATCTGAATAACTTTTCTGCTCATGTAGAGCCTTATCTATAACATTCTATTTATAGTTAGGATCCACTTTAGGAATATAAGTACTCTTAGGTTTACTAATTTTCTTAGAAGATTTAACAGCAACTCCCCCAAATCTAGGCATAAAAGGAACTAGACCTAAATCGGCTAATCCTGCATTTCCCCAATCTTTATTTCTTAAAGCTTCGTAAGTATCATATATAGATATGGCATCACCAATAGGAGTTACATTTACAGCATCTTCAATATCTACCATCGGTTTCAAACCTCTAATAAATGGTTTACCGGTAAATCTATCAATCTCATCACTGCTATTATCATAATAATCAGCCAACTGATCTTCCGTATACTTACGACCGTATCTATCTTTATATAATTTACCTTTATACAGTTGAGGCTATTCAGGTATTACAGGCTTATTAGATGGTGGTATTTCTCCTCCATCTGCATAGGCTTTGAAGTCAAAATAAGTCTTACCGGGATTCTACTCCCGATAAGTCTTAAATGCTTTCATTCTTTGTTTAAATGCGTTTCTGTCCATCTTTCCTTAAAGCTACCGATTTTAAGATACTTTAACCAAGAGTAATGCTTTCTAGTTTCAGGATACGTATAATCATCTTGGTTATTATATGCTTCTTCTTCAAAAGATACATCATGATAAACAGTATTTTGTTTAGAAAAGAGTCTGCATAATCTTATAAGAACATACTCAATACCATACCATAAATAGAATGGTATCCATAACATCTCCTACATCTACTTAAGATGAATCTTTTCATGATTGTAGGACTTAGCTGATATCTTACTTTTATCTCTAGTAAATATTAAACCAAACAGGTTAATGTATGAGTAACCCTTAAATGGTATCAGTTTATTCTGTATTACTTTCATTACTTTTTATAGTTTCTAACAATTTCTTACATATTTCTACTAACTCCTCTACACTCAAGTCGTTTTTCATCTAATTAGCAACCATCGTAACTAGTTGGACATTATCTTTCGTGTATCCTTTGGAAGAATCTATTCTGTCTATGGATAGATTTGTATTTACTCTTCCTTCGTAAAACTTATAAGTCATTGGAATACCTGTAAGTGCACATTTCCCATCCTACTTACTCCAAAGATATAATAGATACTCTAGGTTAAGATCATTAAACATGTTCTTATCTTTACTCCTTCGGCGCGAACCCTTCAATGCAGCATTCAATTTATATTTTAAAGCTAAATAATCGTTCTATAAAATCTTCTGTCTCTCTTTGTAATATCTAGCTCTCTAACAATCTTTACATTGAGTACACAATCCGCCTCTGTTATTGTGTAAGTTGGTATTGTCTCTATTAAACTTGGTTTCTGGCAACCATCTCTTACAGGTATTACAGAAATATAATACTTTTCCTTTTAAAATTTTAGTCGGGTTTTTCATTTCTCACCTGATACTTTGTTGCGTAGTGCTGTACGAGCCTTTAGTCTTTCACGTTCCATCGCAGAATCATCTTTCTGTTTCTGAATATCTTTCTGAGCTTGTAACTTCTGTTTTTCGAGCTCTATCTTCTTATTCTCGATATCTCTCTTAAGATCTTGTTCTCTCATCTTAGCTCTAATATCAAGCTGTTTAGAAGCTTCATCTGACATCTGTTTTCTCTCTTCTAATGCTTGTGATGCTATTTCAATAGGATCAGGTATACCATTACCGTCTTGATCCATATTCTCCGCACCTCTATAAGCGTTCAATTGAGCTACAGTAATCTTAGTTGCATTGTTAGAATCAATTTCATATTTCTTGAGATCCATTTCAGCTTCTTTAAGCATAAGTTCTTCTTCTTTAACCTCATTCTGCATCTGCAACATCTATTGTTCACGTTCGGCTTGCGCTTGTTCCATAGCTTGTTGTTGTTCCATTCTCTTCTATTCAATTTCTTCAAGCTTATTTTTGATCATAGTTACATTATCCATAGTAATGATCTCTGTGATATCAAGTAAGCTAGCTCCATTTTGCATAGCTGGTTGCATGAGGTTCTTAAGTGCGTCTATTTGTTGTTGATTTTTGGTAGTATCTTCAACAAATACATCGTAATCCTCATAGAAGAAGTTGTCTGATAATGTTATAAAGGCTCTAGTAGCATCATCTAGTATGTACTATAGATTTGTTTTATTATCTTTCCAAGCCCATTTAGAAGTGTTTAAAAGCATACTAATAGCCTATCTCTTTACTTGATTATGAGTCCAAAACCACGGTTCAGTAATATGAGCGGACTATACTACAGATCTTTCCACATTACCTACCAATTCATTAGAGGATATACTACCTTCTCTTTGCTTACTTACTCCAGATATTTCAGATAACATAGATTCTATCTTATCCATTAACATAATATACTAATTAATAGTATTAGCCATAGTAAGATCTAATGCTGTAATCTGATTAAATTGAGCAGGCTTACCACCTTCCCTACCCGGTATGTCCCAACCTTCTTCATACGGATTAATAAAATTAACCCCTAGAGCTGACAAATAATGCATCCATTTGGATACATCTATATTCATAGACTTTGGTATCTGAGTAATATCCATATTCACTACTTTGCCTTTATCTCTAGCCATCGCTAATTCTAGACGGTACCATAGTACAATATACATATACTGTAATGGTTTCATCATGCTTACCAAAGATCTAGGTTTACTATTAGTATTATTATATATTACCCCAGTATATGGTAATCTCTAAGCATTAGGATTATCAGCAGATACGAATTGGTACTCTATAGGTTGCATACCGAAGTATAGATCTTCTCCAGCTCTATATCCTTCATATGTCTCTATAATCCATTTCCATTCTACATTTAACTCCATACCAGTAACATTGTAAGTCTCATCTACTACATATTCTACAGGCTCTCCAGTTTCTGGATCAGTTATAGTAACGAAACCTATTTTCTTAAAACCTTGCCAACATGTATGCCATACGCTTATGTTACTCCCGTCCTCAAAAGGATTAGTACTAAAACCATTAATGGTGTGGGTTTTAATATGAGGATAATCTAATGAAGTTTTACGTACCTCAGGATTAACTCCTCCTTTTGCTGAGTCACTCATGAGATCTAGAAGCTCGTTTAATTGTTTTTCAGACAATTTATCATAATATCTATCGTATATGTCAGTAACAGATAGTTTCATTTCATAGACACACCACTGTGCATCATGAATAAATTCTAGATCTGATGTTTCAGTATCATAATCAAAATACAGAGGATTGATTCGTTCTAAACAAGGTTCTCCATTTAATATACCTACATAATAGATTTCTTCTCCTCCTATTAAGGCATCTTTCCAACCTTTGAAGAACTCATGAGTAATATTTAACTTATTCTTTAAATAATTTAGACTATGGTATGCAGTTATTTCGGCAATATCCTTATAGTCTTTACTCATATACTTTTGTATCTATTCTGGAGGCATAATCTCTCCAGACTCTAAAGCTTGTTGATATCTAGCTTGTTCTTCTGGCCCCAGTTTACTCATAATAGTAGCCTGAATATAGTCTATCAACATTTGTTTAGCTTTATCTTGCATTTCACTAGTAGCTATTTCACTAGTACGAACTACTCTGAAATTAAATGGTCTTTTAGTCTCTTCTCCAAGTAACAGGTCTATCTTGGGTTTGATTATATTATAATCCTAAGCCATAGCTGGAAACCCGTCCTATTGTTTAAATGGATTTGTAACATACTTTAAATCTTTTTCATTGTATATACTATTATACAAATCATAGTATGTCTACATCTCTTCTTTACGAGTTCTATTGTTACCATTTCTAGAACCACCTTGACTTTTACCAATTATATAGTCTACACAACTTTTCTTCCAGTCTTCTGTCTTTTTAGACATAGGTAGTTTCTATAGTGGAAATTGATTGATATTTTTCATAGTTAAAACATATATGCTTTTATATTATCAATAGTATCGTCGTCACGATACCATTCTTGAGTAAAAATAGGACCTTCAAATAGTACCCTATTTTTATTCTCTTTTTTCTTCTCTTTAACCTTCACATTATAGAGCTACTCTCTATAAATCATCACCTGCATCAACGCCATGACTCTATCAAAGTTTCCTGTATCATTATAGCTTATGAGCTCTTCTAATAGCGGCTCTGACAATATGTTGTGCAGGTTCTTTTTACCAGGAGCCTATTCTTCATTTAACCAGTCTTTAATCAAGCCTTCTCCCCATTGTTTGATCTATTTATTCATGTGGCAACCTTTTTTTCTTTGTACTTTGGAATTACCAACTACATCGGAAATAATATCGGGTTGGTCAGCCAGCAAATAGTCGCAATGCTTAGCAGTAAAATAAGGGAACAAGCCTTTGCGCTCATTCTCGTACATGATTCTGCCATTATAATATACGGCTAACTTGCGTAAATTTTCATAATACTCTTCAGCTGTAGATGGGCGGCCAGTATACTCAGCAACAATAATATCATAATAGTTTTCGAAACTCTAGAAACGTTTGTATACAAAAGTAGAACCTAGTGAATTAGTACCAGACTAGTCGTGGTCATATGGATCGACTCCTAATATGTATAAGCCCTACGGAGCGTCCTTTACAGGATGTTCCCATATAACAATAGAACCGGTTGGATCATCGTCCTTCTTTAAAGGATAATGAGTTATGTCTCCATGTTTTTTAATAACCCATTTTAAAGTGCCATCTTTTTCCCAAACTAAATCACCAACCTGTTTGTGATTACTTAGACTTTTATTAGTCCTTATTCTAGCTAGTTGTTCTTGTAGTTCTTTTTTAGGGAATATATTACCATTAAATTCAAGCATTGCTTCTGCTGGAGTTATTGGTCGTTCTGCAACATATCTATCAATAGCTGTAGAATTTGTAGCATTTTCTATTACTTTTTTTCTTTCATCTAATATGTACTATAGGGCTGGTTTATATAAAGTATTTCCATCTTCGTCCATATATAAACGATTACCGCTTTTATCTCTTAAATCCATATTAGTATATTGTGGGACAAAGAATCCACACTATTTACTAGTAGCAGTTTCATCCCATATATTATCGAATCCTATACAGTTATAGCCTTCTGGATTATAGAACATGTCCTTTAGTGTTGAGAATTTGCTATCTTCATCACCACCAGTACCCCATATAAGCATAGATGCAAATGCTACACCATCTACTTCAACAGAAGGTCTTGCAATTTGCCAAGCTGCAGATAGCTCGCTCATACTACCACCTTCTTCAAATAGTATTAAGTTTGCTTTCTTACCACGAATCGAACTAGGATTATCCTTTAAAGTAACTCCAATTATTTCTGATTTATATCCTAATTCTACTACATTACCATATTCGTCTTTACTAAAAAATCCAGCACGTTTGCGCATCTATGTGTTAACCGACCTCTTCTTACCCCATGCAGTATTCTTATCTATAAAGTCCATATAGTCCCATGCCTTAGTAAGAATACCATCTTCTGTTAAGTATTGCTTATTAGCAGCATATACAAATGATTTTGAGTTAGGTACTAAATAGTAATTACGACATAACATTGCACCACCTTTATAACTAAAACCTTTTCTACGTGATTTTAGTACACACATGTGTTTTCCTTGGTCTTCTGCATCATTAAATGCAGTAAAAAAGTAGTAATCATAATCCCAAAAGTCTGGAAATGTTACTTTATTCTTTCGTTTTACAGTATAACTACCATCGCTATTAAGTATTGTTTCATTTACAATTCTTGATATAGGACAAAAGTTTAAATAAAAATAGTTATACCCGCTGATGAAATCACCATCATCAGAAGTATAACCGTCGATACATCTACGTTTTTGCTCATCCCAATATTGGAAATATTCTGTTGTTCCAATCGGATATGAACAATAATGCCCTGTAGCTATAAACTACAAGGCTGGTTCTCTAAACTTATCGCTATTTTTTATCTATTTGTTGAAATCTACCATATTATTTCTTCTTAAGTTGCGGGAGTTGGACTTGAACCAACGACCTTTAGGTTATGAGCCTAACGAGCTACCAACTGCTCCATCCCACAATACAGCGGTTTAACCAAAACCAGGAACCGCCTACCTGCCTACTTACGATTAGGACCATCATGAGCTGTGTTTATTGTTAATTACGCAATAAGTGACTTAGGTGTTTACATTGTGCCGCGCTGCAACTTCATTAAGTTCAATGTTTTATACTGTTATATTTGTTCCTCTTATAGGAATGTATTTTCACTTTTAATTCTTCTTTTGTATAAGCAATTATATAACCATGTGTCTCATTATATCTGCCATTGGCGCATCTTGTGATACAAGATCTATGAAATCCAACTATAGCAGAAGCGTGAGTTACACTAATTGCATATATAGTAGATCTGTCTTTTATATTATACAAAAAAACAGGCTTATAGTAGTTTTGAGCTCTTTGTTTAGATATTTCAGAAATCTTTTGTTTTTGCTCTTTCGTCATTTTTAAACCAAGAACTCCAAAATCTCCTCCTTTGGTGCAATTATAACCTTCTGTATAAGCATTGTATAATTCAATATACTTTACTTCTAAATCGTCTAATCTCTTGATTAATTCCTCAGTAGTCATATTAACATCAGGTATAAACGATTCTATTACATCTACAGTAAAATTATGAATTCCGTGCTTCTCAATAGCTCTGTATAAAGGCAAATCATAACGTTTAGTCTTTATATTACTGAAATGATGCTTTATTCTCTTTCTTAAAGAAATTCCTTGACCTATATAACATTTGTTGTTAATGTTATTTTTAAATATGTATATACCAGCTAATTTGGGATCAATATCTCTATACGACATATTAAAAAATTTATTGGTTGGGGCAGTAGGATTCGAACCCACACAAATCATACCGGGTTAGAGCCGGCGACGCTGCCAATTACGTTATACCCCAATATGTGCCAGGGAATATTTAATGTCTGTCCCTGTCAGACTTTTAAATATCAAAACCAAGAGAACAGTCTCCTATACCAAGGTTTTCTTTGACCAAGTTTATGTAAAACTGCATATGCTTCTTCCATCTGCTGCCATACTTCTTCTTGGGTTTTATTCATATCAATTACAATATTTACTTGCTTTTTCATTTTATTCAAAAATTATATTATAATAAACGTATTGTTTAATTTTGGTTGTCTTTAACTGTATTATCCTGCCAACTCATAAGGATTAACCTTGGCATCTCCCTTTACTTTACCCATAGTTAATTCCTCAGCTTGAACCATAGATTTTAATGCTTCTATACTCTTAATAGTATTAGCTGTAGAACCCATTCCAGCTAGTAGATCTTTGATCTTCTTCTCATCCAAACAATCATCTAATGACTCTTCATACCACTTAGTAACTGAGTCTAATTTGTTCATTTGAGCATCTAGCATCTTTAGTATTCTAGTATTTTGCCAATCTATGTACTCTTGTTCAGCTACCTTTTCTTCCTCAGTAAGTTCATAGCTTGGATCTTCAAATACTTGTTCTTTGAGCCTTATTTCTCTAGTATGAGCATCCATACTCTTCTTATATGGACTACTCCATTTGTGCATAAGTACTATATAAGTAATAACAAGCTCTTGATGAACTTTGTCTTCCGAAGTATCATGTTCGTATAGTCTTTTGAATGCTGGTATGAAATACAGATCTGGGTGTATTACAACCTTACCTCCTACTATATCAACGAGATTCATTTGACTTATACTTATTTAATTCAAATTCGTACCATTCTCCTAAGTCGTGTATGGCTGCCGGATCTGATATTACAATGGCCTTTACAACATTCTTACCATTATTCCAGCATACACAAACAAGAGCGAATTCTCCTTTTTTAATGTCTATTACTTCATCCGAAGTAATTACTTGCCCGTCTGTTTCAGCTTTGTATATATGGCAATCAATGTTGGCTAACATTGGAGTAATAGCATTTAGATCAGTGTTAAAACTAATAGCTTCTCCATATCTATTTACTAGTATCTTTTCCATTATACTGCTCCTACAGGTTCACAATCACAACAACATTTCTCATTCATTGCTACTTCTCTCGCTTTTCTATCAGCTTCCAGTCTCTCAATTCTTCTACGATAATAGTCTTTCAATTCTGGATTATCTATCACTATAAACTCTTTATCGTCATAGTCACCAGTAGTACTATACATCTTAAGTATCATGTCATACTGTTTTACTTCAATAGATTTCTTATTACCATTCTTATCAGTTATCTCTAAGAGACCATCTTCTGGTATAATATAACGATAGTCAATATCACTGAAGTAACCAACAGACTCGAACTCTTCTTTCTCAAAATCTACTTTGTAGATATTAGCATTATTTACTTTTGCGCAATATTTTACCATAGTCAATCAATTCTATAACCTAAATATTTTTCTTTATTTAATCTCTGTATTATCGCTAACGCTCTCCTCAGTGATACATTCGGATTCGTGTAGTTTTTCAGGGTCTGATACTTCTGCACTATCTGTTGGAAGTTCTGTAATTCCTGTTCCAGACTCTCTGGTGTTATATTTTTCTTCATATTTCTCAGTTAAACGCTTACACATTAGATCTAATTGTTCTGCTCTATCCATAGCACCAATCTCTCCTTTACCTTCTTGCACCATTAAGGTAGTAAGTTCATCAATAGTATCGTTAGTGAAGTCTTCATAAGTAATAATACCATTTTCGATAACTTTATCCACAGCTTTATATAAAGCCTTCATTCCTTTAGTAAAGTTAACTTGGTCAACATTACTCTTCTCGATGTTCCACATCGCCTTGCTTTCTTCTATTGTCATATTTTTTATTTGTTAAGGAAGTGTTATGTTAAATTCTGTTTTGCTTTAATTATGCTTTTACTAACACAACCAGCTATCCATCCTACTAAGTAAGCATAACCCTCATTACCATCTTTAAAGTCTTCTGTATACATTCCTAATTCCTGATACATATAATCTGCCGCATGTACTGCTTCGTGTGATATATCAGATTGAGTCATTTCGTCTAAATCAGGTACCTGAATTAATACCCCATATTTACCATCTTCTTTGTTTATTACAGAACGAGTTACCATTGCGTAATCTTTCTTTTGAAAGTCTTCTCTAGCCTCATCATCAGTAAATTCAACTTTACTATCTGTACTTAATAATCTAAAATATTTATGTAAATCCTCAACTTCTACTGCTACATATAGTCTTCTTGGATATATCTGAGGATCGTACATGTCTATTTTTGGCGTCTTCTTCATACTTTTTCTTTATTTTGAATTTACCTAAGTAAGCAAACATTACAGGTTTAGGGTCTAGGTCTGTTATAACCTGATTAGTAAATTTAAACGGACTGTTACATATTACTTCAATAACTTGATATGGAATATTATACTTATTGCTTAATTTAGTATATATACTCGTCTAATTTCTCATTCCATTCTACTTTCTTATAATATCTACACGTAGCTAATGTGATAGGTCCTGATAATGTATTAGGTCTTACTAGGTTTATCAGGGATGATATATCTACCCAATCGCTACTATATAAAGTGTCCTTAGCAAGTACGCTTATTTTAGATTGCTCTTGTTTGTTATACCTACGTATAGGTTCATATATTTCTATATCTTTCATATCATCTGAAGTAAGCAACTCCGTTCGATTAGGTACTATAGTAAACATGTTAAACGGTAACTGTCTACCCCTAACCTTACTCCATAGTTTCTTGATATACGGATACTTCTTCCATGCTATTATTGTTCCTGCTTCAAGCAGGAATGATCTCATTTTCATCTTTATTTAATCTTAATATGATTGTAATTTGTACTCTATCACCGATTATTTCAGGTATTAACACTTTATTTACCTTCACCTCATCTTCTATTTCACCTTTTACTAGTATACCCTAACTCTTGAATTTAGCTATGTATCTACTTAAATTATCAGGAGTAATACCAAGAGTACGCTTAATGTACTTTCTATTTTCAGCGCTTATTACATTCTTACTAATGTTAGGGAGCTTAGGAGTATTAATATCTAAGTCTATAAACGTAGCTAATAATTCTAACTCCCTGTTAGTAAGGTCTAATATACCGTTAAGGCTTTTTAAGAATTCTTTATACAAATCGGTTTTAGATACTTTCTTAACCAATTTATTCATTCGTCAATTCCTCTTTAATCTTATTTAATACCTTAGTAAGGTTAAAATAAACTGTTTCAGCTTCTACTTTAACACACGGTTGAACTTTACCTTCTTTATACTTCTGTGTTACTTCTTTGTAATCATCTTCGTATTGTTTAAGTAAAGAATCAATGAATTCAACAGTAGTGTTGATCTTATCATTTTCAGGTTCAGCATTAGCTACCAGTAAACCTTCCGAACGCAGATCTTCAACAGTACGTTCATCAATCATTGCAGATCTAAAACTATTACCCTCCTCTACATCCATAGTAAAGGCATCAATATCTTCATTCCAAGTAAGTACATCGTTTGCTTTGAAAAAGCCGAAATCTTTCTTAAATGTATATTCCATATTATTTCTTATTTTTATCATTAAGTCCCCATATGGCTAGCCATATCATGGAAAAGCAGAGACCCATTACTATTAATTTTTCCATATGCCTATAAAACGTTAGTTGTGAATAACTGTTAATAGCTTTTAACATTTGTTAACAATTAATTAATATATAAAAAGAAAGCCCGACCTAAGTCGAGCTCCCTTCTATTATGCAAAACTTAATTTATATTACTTAACGGCAATAATGTCATAAGGTTTCACTAATTGGGTATCTTTTACCAGATCAAAATACATTGCAAACTTCTTATTATAAGCAACTGTATCACCAACCTTAAATTTAACATCTGTTAAGTGTGAAGGGATCTGTAGTACAATACCTGTAGCCCAATCAGATTCTACTTCCTTAGTCTCAGTCTTAGTATCATACTCATTAAATCCATTCTCATCTACTTTACCATTAGGTATTTGTTCTGTAAACTCTTTAGTAACCATAGTAGGTGGAAGAGGTTTAATTAAAACATCTTTCAACATTCCCCATCCTATTCCATTAACTACTGTTTCTAGTACTTTATCTTCCATATTCTTTTTTACTTAGTTTCTAACTATAACGTATTATTTCTTATTTGGTTCTGCTTCTACTATAATATTTCCTCCATTTGAAGTACAATATGTTACAGCTCTCTGTGGGCATTGTTTACCCATAAAGCAACAACCATCACAGGTACCTAGAGGAGAACTCTCTATATGGTATCTTTTACCTTGAATTTCTACTACTTCTCTATTCTTGATTATTTCTGCTAATTCTGGATCGTATAGTGTCATACCTAATTGTGTATTAATGTTAAATAAGTAATTTCTAGCTTCTTCTATTTGTTTTCTAGTTACTTTTGTATTCATTCTATTGTTTTACCTTTTCCGTGTTTGTCTAACCAAAGTAAAGCTATAGCATTCCATGCTACTTGTGCTAGATGTTGGCAGCCAGTATCTTCATCTATTTTATTACCTTTCTCATACTCTAGTAAATGCCTAAGTAAAGCAGCTTTATAACGTTGGTAGCCGTTATCTAAATTCTGCCAACTATTATCAGAGTATTTCTTAGCTCCTTCAGTATATACTTTAACAATGTCTTCTATCTCTTCTAACGGTAGAAGATCCCATCTTAATTTACCGTCCTTAAAGTCATTCTTTAATCCTTCTGTCATAGTATGTATTATCTAAAGTAAGGGATTATATCTGTTAAAATAAGTATTATATTACTACTTACTTAAGAGTATACTATCTGTTTATGCCCCCTTACCCCCATAATAACGCTCATATACTAGGTTTGGTTCCCTTTTCTTTAACATTTATTAACAACATTTAGGGCTATTTAACTACAGAAATTTAACACTATTTAACAAAAAAATATATAAAATTTTTTGGTGATAAAAAATTTGGGGAGAGGTTATGCGTGTGAGAAGCTGCACCCAAATC